GCAAGTAAAAAAACTATGTATGGGGCAGATTTAAATACTGGATCTATTGATCAATTAGCTGCAGCAATACCAAGAAGAAAAAGAGATCATTTTAGGGCAATGCTAGAAGCACCGATGGGGGAAAGAGGTAAGATTCTTTCGACTTCTGGTAGGTTAGAGCGAAGAATATATGAAGCAGCTTGGGGCATGAAGGTTGAAAAAAAACCTGATTTAATTAATTATTTTGCAAAGCATGAACTGCCTGGAGCTGATTGGGAAGGCTGGCATCCTAATACAAATATGGAACACATTAAGATAAAGATGGGTCAATCCATGGGGTTAGAAATGTCTCAAATGGGTTACTACCCACAGCAAATAAAAGAAGCTAATTTGGTTAATCCAAGTTATCCAACGTTTGGGCAGAATGGATCAAGCCCACAGGGTACTAGAGAAAAATTGCAAAGATTAATGTTTGATATGGGGATAGAGGGAAATATAACCCCATCTTCGAATAACACAAATCCTGACTCAGTTAATATTATGGCTGGGATAAGAGGATAAAATGGCAATTAGGGATATAAAACCACCAATAGAACGACCACTGAGTCCTTTATATGGAAAAATAAGAGATCTTCCTCGTGGGACTATAGAAAATACTGATGCGTTTGCAAAAGGTTTACTTAGACTTTCCTTTAACGAAGAAGATGTGCTCACTGGTGTAATCGATACTTTTAGTGGCGCGGTTTTTGAAACATTAGGAGAAGCGCTCAATCAGAGCTCAAGAACCGCAATGGAGTCTTTGGATGTTCTAACGGGTGCTAGCTCAGATAGGATTGGATATGGACCATTATCGGATCTAATAAAAAATATAAATAGGGTTAACAAGAGTGCTGATCCAGGTAAAATTGGATATGATATCTTTGAAAATGCAAAAGTTAAGGGTAGAGATCTTGAACTAGTTAGAATTGGATGGTCCGATCTTAACAAAAATAGTATAGCGGCTCTTGCTGAGGCAGCTGCACAGATAGACGGCAATCCTGATGGGATGGGTATAGGTACATATGCCAATGAAATACGTAAAGTTGGGCCTCCTGGATTCTTAACCACAAATGGGGAAAACGCATCTCTTTTAACTTTTAGATCACTAAATGAAAAAGGAGATGGATATGAATATCTGACTGGACAGCAAACCAGAGAACTTCTTACTGCTACTGACAACTCGCCAATAAATATAAAAAGAATATCAAGAATTTTACAAGGACCAATAGAAGAAAATATAGAACACAGTCTTGCTGCAGATATGGGTAAGATGGAAAAAAGAATGAAAAGCTATGTGTCTGATAGAAATTTTTCAATACGTCAAGATGACGTTAATACAATGCTTGAATCATTGGGTAAAAAAATGGATCCGAGGTTTCGTGGACAGGCTCCTAAATCGTTAGAGGACGCATTTCTGAAACTCGATTCACCATTACAAACGCTTTTAAGAGCTTTTGGTACCGTTAATCAATCCGAGTTAGTTAACCCAATTGATCTTAACGTAACCGATCTAGAACATAGTTATAATAATCTTATTCTTCGCGCTGCTGGTAGAGGTAGTAGTCCAGAAGTAAAAGAAGCTTTAAGACACATAGAGGGTGTTAAATTAGCTATGGCCGCTCAAAACGAAACTACTTCTAATAGTTTTCTAAGGTTTGCTCTTGACTCACAGAGAACAGATGGGTTGACTTTGGATTACGGAGATTTTTCTAGTTTTATGAAAAAAACTATAACAGACTTATATACCGAAAAAGGAGGGGCTATAGAGTTTGGGGATATAGTGAAAAGAGTAGGGAATCAAGTACAGGTTGGTAAGGTTGTTGACCCGACGATAAGAGCATATCATATTGCCCTAAATCAGATGAAAAAGATACAAGACGGTTCTTCGACATCAACCGTTGCAATAATCGAGCACCATATTGGAACTATGAAAGCACGAATAGGTGCTTTAGATACAAGGCTTTTAGATCCAAAAATTGGCGTAGTAGAAAGAGCTGGTTTAGAAAAATCAAGATTAGAAATACGTTCCAGTTTAGGTAGGGTAGTAGAAAATTCTCAAGCATTTTTAGATGACGGCGCAAAACCGATTATAACAGAAGCTACTGATCAAACGATGAGAATACTATTAGGCGAGTATGGTCATATCAAAGTAGTTACTGACATAATTGGAGGATCCCTTGCCGAAGGATACGAAAAGCTCGGACTTCTTGGAGTGATTCCTGCAGAAGGTTATAAAAGCGATGTAATATTTGGGGGGTCTAAGGGATTTAGCGATCTTCTTGGCCCAAATGCCGGTAGGCAAATTACTTTTGAATTTTCTGGTAGTAGCCATGGAGCTGAATCTGTTTACGATGAAGCGCAAGCTAGGATATTCCATGGAGAAGCGTATGGTCCAGAATATTTAGATGACGTAAAATCAGTAATCAAAACGGCTAAATCTGAAATTGAAGAACTTAAATCTGGGAAGATATCTGAATCATTAAGGGCAAGTATAGGGCGTGATGCCAATATAGATATAGAAAGTTCAGAAGTTATCGAAAGACTTGGAAGGGCTGGTGCCATTAAGGTTAGAGATGCTGCCAGAGAATTGCAGATAATATTAGCTAATCCAAATTTAAAGGTTAATGAAATCCCTGATCTATTGAACAGGTTAGCGGATCAAGTTGCAATGACGTATTTTAAGACAGACCAAAGATCAGTCTACAACACTGGTTTGGGAAGAAGAACGATGGTTAACACTTATAAGCCATTATTGCCGAATGCTACTAGAACCGCAGTAGATACAGAAAGTAGGGCGGCACAGAGTACGGGTAGGGCAATAATTTTAGGAGGTGATAAAAATCTTGGCGGGGTTGATGCGATGAAGACAATAGAACTCGGTGGAGAAAATTCCGATATGCTGAATATCTTTAGATCTAGATTTGATGGCCATAAGTTTATTATACCCGATGCCTTTGCCACAAGCTTTGGTGGGTATGAAGCTGGAGGCGGTTTTGACTTAGATGATAAATTTATAAATAATATAAGAAGCGTTATGAATAGAGATGGAAAAAGGGAGTTAGTTTCTTTCGCATGGCGTCAACCAACTGGACCGCAAGAGTTCACAGTGCTCTCTCCATACTTAGATGATAAAACTTTAACCAGAATTCTTGGTTCTGAAACTGAATTAGGTAGAAAATTTAGGGGTATGTCTAGCGGAATATCAAACTTGATTGATAAAAGATCTGGTTTTAATCCGGGAATATCAAATGAAACTTTTGAAGGTTTAAATGATTTAAGTAGAGAGGAAAAATTATTTAAATATTTGAATTCTTTATCATACGATAGACAGAAAACAGCAGCTGTTTACAAAACATCTCTCGGTGAAATCTCTCAACAAGAAATAACTGATGCATTTTTTAAACTATCAGATGCTGGCACAGAAGAAACTTTTGGATGGATGTCTATGCGTGGTAGCGAAGTTATAAGTAGGAATGAGTTTGCAGAAAGTTTAAATATCACATCAGATCAATTGGGTGAAAGAGCAGCAAAAATACAACCATTACAACATGATACTCTAAGAAGATTAAACGTTTTAAATAATAAGGGTACGCCAATGTCCTTAACCGCTGATGAGATATTACGTAGCGGAGATGCGGGTATGATAGCAACATATAGGGAGTCTAGCATAATGCAAATGGTTGCTGGTAATACCACTTTTGGGCCCGATGAAGTATATCATGATTCTATAAAATCTCTTTGGGAAAAAAACTCACCTTACGCATCGTCTCAATCATATAATGAGTATCTTGAAGCAATTCAGGCAAGGGGCGTCACTCCCACTGGAGAAAGGCGTATTTTGTCAAAAATGGAATTAAGTGGAAGAGCCCTAGGCGATCTTCTCAGTCGGAGGTAGTCCTGAAATTGAAAAATCAGCAGAAGGAATTTTACTTGGATTCCAACAAAGATTAGGAGCAAATGCTTTTGGCACAAAAGCTGGTTTAGGAACTTTCGTCAATAGGCTTGGTTATGTGTCATCATCAGAACGCCAGAGAATGGATGCCATTAGAACTCTAGGTGGACTAGATGGACAAGAGAATATAAATCCTACTTTAGAATATATAGCAAGACAAGTTAGAACTACACCGACACTTGTAAATGCTCCAGAAACTGCCATTGATGCCTCAAAAGCCTTATCGGGTGGGGGTTATGCTATTAGTGAATTCCCACAAGATTTAGCTAATAAATTTTATAGGACAGCATTAGAAAATACAACTCTATATGGTCCCGAAGCTGCCGAGCAAGGAATTGCGCGATCCCTGTTCCAACTGACGGTTGGCTCAAAAGGTATCATAAGAGAGATTATGGATAGCGTGACTGGTTTACCGGAAGGACTAACGGAAAAAGAATTTTTTGATCGAGTAATTTTTAATGAAAAAACTTACGGACGAGAGATATATCAAAGGATAACCGATTTGATAGAAGTTAATTCTGGTTCTCTTGGGATAGGAATGATAAAGACTTCTGATAGAAGTAATGCATTATTAAGAGCGTTCCAACTTCTTGACTCTGAAGAAGGTATTCTTTCAGAAGGTATGTTTGGAAATATAGGAATAGATCCAACGGGGGCTAAACTTAAATTATCAGTGATACCAGACGACAATAATATATCAGATATCCAGCGTACATCCAAAACTTGGCTAGAGACGCTTAAGGAAATACGAGAAAAAGCCGCTAGGAATTCGCAAGAAATCCCTGATCGCTATAATGCCGAAGTCAGCAGACTTGAAGAGATGATAGGAGTATTTGATAAAGAGATTGCGAGAGCAAACAACGCCAATACAGGCGGCTCGAAAATAAGAGAAGCAGCACAAGCTAAACTCCATTCAGATTTCGTAGAGATGAATTCATATAGAGGTAAAGCTCTAGAAAAGTATGCTACAACTGATGCAGATTCCATAATTGATGAGTTTGTTAATTTTGCAAAGGACTTTAAAGCCGGTAATACAAAGAACGCGCGATTCAATGCATATGGTGACCTAACTAGAATAGTAGAAACCACCGATTTAAATAACCAATACGGAAATTTTGAGGCTAAGTTAGCTGCAGAAACTCCAGGTATCACTATGGAGAAAAGGCTCAGCCAGCTGGGTGCAGATAGAAATTTCTTAGCAGAAATAGACGATTTTACGGCGTATGATTATCAATTTACAAAAAATCCACAAATGCCCAGATACATAGATGAAGTTTTAACGCCAGCAGGGATCACCATTAATAAAGATCTTGATGGACTAACTGCAAAAAGAGCCTCTGATCTTATTAAGGCACATATTCAGGCAGATCAGAATAGGCATTTAGGTGCGGTTGCGAGATCGATGGAGAGTACAATAGGGGAACTTACCGAAGAACAAACACCTGCAGAGTTTCTAAAAAAAATGCATATTAAAGCAGAAAATTTTAGAGATCAATCATTAGATAAGAAGTCCAGTAGAGAAGCAAGCTTAGCAAATAAATATTTGGGTGATTCAATAGACGACGCTATTGGTATGTCAACAGAAAGAAATATTCCTTATAAAGGCGGGATGTATTCTATTAATGAAATCAGCGAATTAGCTAAAGCTGAAATACATATTGCAATTTCAAACTCTGTAATAAATGAAGATATTCTAGGATATTCTGAAGAATCTATGAGAACAGTATTTAAAGAGCTTGGAGAAAAACTTGGAGTAGAACAACCGCATACAGTAGAGCAGTTAAGGGCAATGCTGTCAACTACTGGAGAGATGAATGCGCAAACGGGTTTATTAACTGAATTCCCTAAATTGGTAGATAGAGAAAATATAGATGCGATTTTGGGGGCGATGGGGGATGCTAATCCTGATAATATAACTAGTTCATCGTTAGAGGAGTTGCTAGGTTTATCCAATGAAGAGTCTGGAATGTTAGATATTTTTTCTGAAAAAGTTAGAAAAGATATGGTTGCAGAAAAAGGGCTAATTGACGATGATTTGATGTTCAGGGCAGAAGCCAAAATTCAAGCAGAGCTTAGAAGAGATCAAGTTATGGTGTTTAGGGCGAGAAAAGACGCAGAGATGGTTGCAACGTCTGAGCTTTCTACTAAAACTAGAGCAGCAAGAGCAGCGGCAAACGCACTTGCAGAAGCAAGGGGTGAGACACCTAGACCATCTATTGATGAAGGTATAACCAGTTGGGCGGATAATTGGATAAGAGACGAAGCAGACGAAGTAGGATCGGCAACTCGAGATGCTATTTCCAGAAGTCTTGGGGTAAAAGATTCGGTCATTCCAACAGTATACAAAAGATTTAATCCAAAAGAAACAGCAATTATTAAAGCTATAATGAAGAATAAAGGTACGACAGCTGGAATAGCAGCTATTGCTTTAGGCGTTGGTATTTTTGCCAGTATAAGGAAAAAGGAACACACACAACAAGGGGTAGCTGGTCCACCGCTTATCCCAGGTGGCAATCCCTATGAGAGGATACCAGCAGGCTCCATGTCGTATCCAGACGCACCAGGAGGCTCTACGGAGCAAATGGGGACATCCTATAATGTTTCTGTTAATGGGGATTCGGAACAAATGAGAGAGTTTTCAGCTAGAGCAGGATTAGTAACAAACGGCCAAGTAGGAAGTACTATGTATAATAGTCTTCCTGACTTAGGCCGCGATCACTATGGTGATATAGCAGGATCTTTTTAAAATCAAATTACAAACATTTAGCATTATAAAAAGGATAGATTATTTTTATGGCAGCACCAAACCCAAAGTTTATTGGCAGTCTTGGTTTAAATCAATTTGATAACTATATTAGTGCTGTATCTGCTGGTGTTGCTAATAAAATATCTACAGAACGACTTATAAAAGCCGCTGGATTAGAAGGTTCTTCAGACCCTTTTGAAAAAATATTTTCTGCATTTACTACTCATGTTGAAAATTTTGATGTTACAGAAGAGATGGAAAGAAAATTAGGAGCAATTTCTAGAGAATATGAGAATATAGAAGACGCGCCTTACCTCGTAAGAGAATATGCAAAAAGTGTAGAGGCTGGGAAAACATTTCGTTCAGCACCAGCCATAGATAATGCTACAAGACTAGCGGAAGAGCGTATCCGGATTACTTGATGAAAATCACCCAGATCCAGCTAGAGCTGAATTTGCCAGAAAGTGGAATGAAGAAGCAAAAGCACAAGCGCCGGTAAATAGAACTAGAGTGGTAAGAATGCCAACAGGTTCATCTGCAGTAGCAGATGCTGTTGAAGAAAGCGCGAGTACTTTGGGTCTGCGGCGGTGGCAAAATTAACCTGATTCCGGAGCAGGGGATTTTCTATGGGACAGTCAACGCCGGTGCTGCGGGTAGCCACGCTATGAAGTCTGTTACTGCTAGTAGTGGGCCTGGGGCAATCCATGTTTTAAGAGTGCCTAAAAGTATTGTGACCCCCGAAAAGGGTAACTGGGGTATTAGCGAAAGCATGGCTCCGCTAAAATCTTTTGGACCCATAACAACAAGGGAAGAAGCAAAGGCGCAGGCCACGTTAGCACAAGAATATATGGATTCTATCGGAGCTGCTGGAGGGTGGGGGGAAGCAGTCGGCCCGGGGAATGATGTGATTTTGGCGCATGGCGGTCCAATGAATCTCGTAGCACCTGCGCATACTAGCGCTCCAATATCTAACAAAAAGCTTCCTACTGGCGCTGCGCACGTTGCTGAGAGTAATGCAGCTCTAGCTGCCGCAGCGGGTCCGAGTGGCCGAAAACCAACAAATCTATTGAATGTAGCTAACCAATTAGACTCAAGATTTAGTGCAGAGATGCCACAAGAAGTAGCAGACGCTTTTGCGAATGGGGATGTCCAAAGAATATTTAGAACTTCAGAAAATCTTCCTAAAGCCTCTCTTGCCCCAGGAGAAATTCCAACGGCTTCTATGACTGCTAGGCCATATGGCGATTATTCTGGTTCAATATATGTTCAAACAAAAGATGGAAGAACCGCTAGATGGAAAGATCCAGATCTGTCTATGGGCGACGATATGGGGTGGAATGCCAATAGAGGAAAAGATGTATTCTCAGAGACGGCAACTGCAGGAAGTCTGTCACTAGACAGACGTGCTTCTGATGTTCTTGGTGGACAAGTACATGAACTTGGAGCTGATTTTAGTCATACAGGCCATAATATATCTGATATTTTTGAGTCATCAGGTGAAAGAAGTTTTTTTGCAGGAACAGGCACTGCTAGAGGCGCAGTTGCTCAAGAACCGATAGAAGATTTTTTAACCAGAAATACCGTAAAAGATCTTAACACAGCCGCAAATATAAAATCGGTTAAAGGTCTAGGAGATACAGTAGAAAAAGTAGTTGCTGAAACTGAATCAGCTGCTGTTACTATAAAAACACCACCAGTCAGTACTGGTACTAGAGGGGCACCACTACCTTCTGATGTAGTAGTCGACGCTGCAGATTCAGGCGGTACAGCCGCAGCTAGATCAGCTAAAACTGTAGCAGATGATCTTTCAACTGGTATTCTAAAAGTTGGTAAAAAACTTGGTAGCAATCCTAAAGGTTTAATCATAGCTGGTACTATTGCAGCAGCAGGGTTGATTGGTTATCGGAGCCACTAGAAGAGGTGGGACAGAAGAACAAAGAGTAAACACGTCAGAGTCTGACTATGCACAGCCATCAGCGCAGATGCAGGGCTCCTACGAGGGCTACATGCGTTCTGCGCCAGCTTACATACAGGCTAACGGTGTCGGATATGATAACCCCGCAAATCAACAAGCAAGATATTCTAAAAATACTAGAGGAAGAAACGATACTAATGTATTATCTCCGCAGTCATTTAGCGGAACTAGTTTTAATAATATTTCTCAATCTGCTATACTTAGTGATTACTCTAGAAGCTTTAGTAAAAATTCATCTAGTCAAAGATTACAGAATCTTAATAGGATAGAAAGTATGTTTGGTTAATATTTTATGACTATAAATATAGACTCTTTTAATTATATTAAAGCACAATTTCCTACTAAACAACATATTATAGATTATAAGCAAGAGTGTGTTACTTGGTTAAGTCTAGCTACGGATAATCCATCTAATCCTGTTTATATACAAACGATTAGATCGATAATGGTGCTTGATGGTGGCAGTAGAATAAAGGGTAGTACTCCATCGTGGATAGATAAAGATTTACCTACGGGTAGACTTATATTGAGACCCGATAAACAAGATGAAAAATGGATATCAACTAGAGAAAAGGCAATTAAAACTGTAGCTGGTAAGACAAACGAAGATGTAATTAAATATTTAAGAAAATTTGATAAAACGATTCCAGATAATCTTAATTTAGATGACGCTATCTACGAAAATGCATGGAATCTTTGGTTTAAAGCTGGTAATTATGGAGTGTTACTCGGTGCATATGATGGTTGTTTTAGTTTTTTAGCCTCCATAGTTAGCTATGTGAATGATGTTGTTCAAAGATTAGTGGACTTTGACAGAGATCCTTCGCCAAGTACGCCAGCCGATGTCTCTGAGCCTCCAATGGCAGAAGAACCAGATATCTCTATTGAAAGATTAAATGCTCTAAGTGATTTCTTAAGCCAGGTTTATTATCATGATGATAAGATAATTACTAATTCTATAAATTATTATTCTGTTTTAAGAGAAAGAAATGGATTTTCCACAGATGGATTTGCTATAGAAGATCCTATTTATAAGAAATTTATGAGTGTTATCGCGCCTACAGTAGAGATTAAAAATTTAGATGAAAAATATCAAAAAAATTTATTTCAAAAAATAGAAGCCTCTGGTCTTTTTGATTTAATCGCCCATGTGGATTTGATACAGGCTTATAGTAGATCTCGTCTTAGTAATTTAGGTAGAGTAAAAGGGAGTGCAGCAGCTAAGGGTGTCTTAGACGGGGTAAGGGATACGGGCTGGCTTTTAAAGTTGTCCAATGTCTTACATAAACTATCTAATGATCCGATTACGCTTGCGTCCATATATAGATATTTCCCAGATTTAATTAATTATTTTTTTACGGCATTAGCTGCAACTGCAGATTATTCGAATGATGGTAAGGGTGGTGGAGCAGAAGACAAACAAAATAGTCCACAGATGATATTGGATGATCTGATGGCCGCAATAGGCCAGGAAAAAGGCCAAACCATTTTCACGGGTGCATGGGATTTAATCAATACAGGTGAGAGAATAGAGGAGGCTTTAAAACAGTTTCCATCTAGGCAAAATATACCACCAGTTTCACCAGATATATTTCATTTTCGCTTAGGCGCAGCAAATTTTTATATACCACCAATAGTTATAGATGTAAATACACAATTCAAAGTTAGTAGCATGGGCGAAGGTGCACTAAGACAGAAAAATAGTCCTAAATTTAATGCTGGATATAAGCATACTACAATAAGTATGCAATTGTTTTTCCCTAATTATGAAGAAATTTGGGGAATGTCAATAACTGATGCATCAAAAATATCTTTAAAGGATAATTATAGAATTGATTTTAGTGGCAGTGGTGACGACGATGCAAAGATAGATAAATTTCTTTCATCGCTTAGGGGGCTCGTTGCAGCATTTAAGTATGCACCGTTTCTACCGATAAGAAATCATTATCTAAATTCGGTTTATGGTATTACTGGAGTGGCATTAAACGCCATGTCAATATCTACGATACCGCAATACCCATTTGCATTAGTAGTCAGTCTTGACCTATATAACTTTAATCATAAGCCATTCCTTCCAATGTTTAACGATTTCAACCAAGCAATTCACTGGGGCAAATTTAGACAATACATGGGTAAAGCGGCAGGGGCGCTACATAACTATGTTAATGAAGAATTTTTAATGGTAGGAGATACAGATAAAGCTAGTGGTCAAGCTGTTGTCCAAACCGACAGAGATGGTAATAAAATGGATGACACAGTACCTATCCAGGTGCAGGCAGATGGGATGTCATCTCAATCGGGTATAGGCGGTCAGCCATTGAATGAGCTTTTGGGTTATAAAAATGAAGTCTATGTAACAAACGTAGTCAAAGAATGGATTGATGGAAGTAATATATCTTTTTACATGCCCCAAGAAACCCAAACAAAAATATTTACTCCAGATATTTCTGGATTTAGAAGCGATGAAGAAAAACTAAAAGATAAAAACGCTACAGATCAAGGTCGAGGTTTTTGGAATACAATGCTTGCAAACTTTGGCATAGTTATAACTGATGGATATCATAGAACGTTAGATTCTGTCATCAATACATCTACTGGTAATATAACAGATTATACAGTAAGACAAAAAATAGTAGACAGTATCGATATATTAACTGCTGGAAGAAATGCTGAGAACTTCCAGCAAAAAGCCTATGCTTTTATAATAACAACTTTTATAAAACAAAATCCACAACTTGACTCTGAAAGAAAAAATTACTTAAAAGACTTTAGCAGAACAGAGAATGCCTTTGTAGATACAGAAAGATATGTTTTTGGTTCTATAGTTTTCAAAGATATGACATTAGCCGCAATCAAAACTCATCTAAAGGGTCAGGCCTTAAATACAACAGCATATCTAGATTTTCTTGTAGACCAACATCTCGAAAAAGTTGCTATTAATGGGGGTAAGAATGATGATGATACGTGGAAAGAGGAAGAAAGAGTAAGAATCAAGGAACAGTTTTCTATTGCTTATAGCGCTACTGTATACGAAAGATTCTTTAGAGCTGGTCCGATAAGAGATCTTATGGAAGCAGCTATGCAGAGAGCTGGGAGTTTTCATCTAAGAGAATGGGAAGTGCCAATGATCAGGGTCGACTTTGACCCTAAAAAAGTTATAGTCACAAATGTTTCTATATCTCTGAGTAACAATATAGTTCCATTACAAGTACAGATGCATGACGAACCAACCTATCAGCATATAGGTGGAGGCGATAGTTATATAAATATATCGATGAAGATTTTTGGTGAAACTGAATTAATAAAATTAAGAAAAATATTTGAACATATAAATGGGCTCGCTAGATTAGAGAACGCAGCAGGAGTTTTGGGATTTCTAGGAATAAAAAATATTATTACCGCTTTAGCTGGTATCAAATACGTCCTTCCATTATCTTTCAATGTTTCTACAATACCAAACTTTCCTCATGTTTACGACGTTAGTTTAAGAATGGTCGATTTTGATATTTTCCAACAGAAACGTGAACAGTTGTCTTCGGCTCAACAAAGGATGCTTATCGAAGAATTTGGCACTAAAAAAAATCCGTTCTTAAGAATAAAGCAACTCTGGGGCCAGTTTAATGCTTACCCAGATTTTCCGCTTGAAATAAGAAATGAAAAAGGGGAAATAGTTGGTAACCTAGATCCAGATTTTTACTTTAGAAGTTTTGAAATGCTTGACCGAGATGTCGTGCATAATATCGAACAGAATAGAGGTAAATTAGACAGGTTAGATAGACTTAATATATCACCAATTGATTTAGACGCAACGGTAACAACCTTTTCTCCATACGGTTCGATGGTCTACAAGAATGAATCGGTAATTAAAAGGTTCCAAGAATATATAAAAAACGATGATTTAAAAACGCTTAAGGATTATATATCAAATACATTGAGCCTTAATGCATCAGAAATTGCTTCCTACATATTAGAAGCAATGAAAACGGAGGAGAATGAAAAGTTTTTGTTATCTTATCTAGAATCACTAGATGAGGCTGATTTCGCGAATGCTGGGATTGATTCAGATATAGCTGATTCTAATTGGAGAATCTCTTCTGGCAGATTAAAGTCTGGAGACTTAAGTTCGGTTGATAAGATACAGAAGGCGCAATTACAAAATGCACTAAAGGGTGGACTGGATGAGTTCAAGGAAGATCCATATATTAGTTTCAATCCAGATGATTTAGAGGCTCATGCAATAATCCATACTTTTCCAGCTGTAGATAATCCCGCTAACCCTAAAATACCAGCAATGTTTCATACTGCAGATGGATATCAATTTGGCTATATAGATAAATCTAATGGTAGATTCTATCTGACAATAGACGATGCTAATGTTAGGAAAGATTCCTCCGTACAATACATCGGTATAACCGATACCCAAACGCCAGATACCGGAACAAAAAACGTTATGACAGGAGTGCCTGGTGTACAGTCTTTAGACAAATACCAATATAGTTATTCTGCTGGTGATAGTGGTAAACCAGAAACTATGGGGCAAGGTGGAAACTCTAAGAGCATTACAAGTCATTGGGAAAAGATGATGATAGATACCCAGTATAGAGATATCTCTGGAAGAATGATTAGGGCATTTCCTACTTACATGTTATGGCTAATTAGCGAAAGAGACTTTGCTGGAACAAAATTATTTGATAATTTTTATGGTTTACAATCAATTATAGATTTTTCTATTGTTTCTTCTGAGGATATTCTTGGAGATACTCTTGTTTTTAGAGCATCCAATATGTACGCAAAGTTATCCACAAAAGAGGCTACAACAATTTTTAGCGGGACAGCTGGTCAGACTGATGACAAACCAGGTGAGAACGTATTAAATTTAACATCTGGTCTTGAGCAAATTATAGATAGGACTTTGAATACTGCGAGAAATCAACTCGGACATATGGAAAGTCAATACATTGTTGACATAGAAAATATTAGACTTAAGCCTGGTGTGAGGATACACCTAAGAGGCGGATATCGGATCTAATCCTAACTCACTACATACATTATTTAATGGGATTATAACCGAAGTCGAATTAGGTGAAATAGTTACGGTTACATGCCAGTCAGATGCAATAGAGCTAAGTCCAGTAATTAACTCAACAGACAAAAAGGGTAGTAGCGGTAGCATAGATGGGGCACTAAACACTGGTCTATATTTATCAGAGCCAAGAGATTTAATGGTAAGACTTTTGTCGATGGGGACATCAAGGGTTAGAGAGTCATTTGCACATGCGACTAGAGGAACAATTTTTTCTGAAAATAAATTTGGTATTAGACATTTTGGGACCATTCTATATGAACCGCTAACAGAAACCGAAAGAAACAAAAACGCAGGAATTAGGAACGCATACGCCGATGGACTCACAAGCATTGGTAAGGGCAATGGTTTAACAGGTGGTTCTGGCGCTGTATTAGGGATATTAAATCCTTTAGGTAATAACTCTAGCGGGACTGGTTTTGGTCTTGGGCCAGAGGTGAGGATACCAGTGGTGGGGATGATGCAGACACTCTGGTCGAATTTCGCTACACAAACAGATCTAGAACTTTTTAAAAGAAATATTTATCCAGGGAATGGAACTGGCGTAGCTCAATTCCTAGGTGGAGATCTTGGTGATGGTTGGGCAGATGCAGCTTCGCTTACACCAGAAGATATACCAAACCCAAGATTAGAGTATCTTAATAGGCTAACAGATTCTTCATGGAATAATATGCTGCAAAAATATGATCAAGGTAACCCCAGTGCTGCTGCGGCCTTAGACAGTCTAACACAAGGGAATCAGATCAGATCATCAGGAGGGCTCGCTGCAGGGATACTGAGTGGCTCCCTATTGGCTGCGGGAGCAGCATTGGCCTTTGGCACTGGTGGAATTGTGCTCCCAACAATAGGAGGGCTTACCGCAGTATCAGGTGGGGCATCTTTATTAGGCTCCCTAACGGGTAGAGGTGGTGTAAATATTTGGAAAACGTTTGGTCTTATCAGCGATGCAGATGATGACATGCCAGGATTTGACGAAGTTTCTTTTAGGGCTCAAACATATATGAAATCTGTTTGGGATCTTTTTCAAATGTGCGCAAGATTACTTCCTAATTATATTGTTGCGGTAAGACCATTCGAAGATAGATCTACAGTATTCTATGGAAAACCACATTGGCTTTATACTTCTGGCGTAGTACCTATAACTACTGGGTTCCCATCAGAAAAACGTGCGGTAGAATTAGGGTTAAAGACTCCTTCTTATAGAAGTCCGGATTCTGAGTTAATGGATATATTAACTAAAATAAATAAAGAGTCTACGTCGACAGCTGACTATGAAGCTTTTAAAAGATTCCAAAACCCAGCTATGCTTATGGAGGAGATTATTAGACAGCAGTCTACTTCTGGCGATGTTTACGGACCTGCTGGCGTATTAAGCGGTAAGGTAATTAATTTAACAGATCCAAGAAGACTCCAATATATGGGCTACTCTGTTAATAATCTTAGGGGAATGAGCGCGGACGCAGCAGAAAGATGGTCTTCGAATAAAGGTTCAACAAAAAGAATAGTTTCAGAAATTCCAACGAATAAAGGTTTTATCACTATTGGTTATCACTTACCTATAGATCCAACTGGGGTTAGCACAGAAGTAGAGCTTGAAAAATTTGCGAAGGATCACAGAGAAATACCTCAAATGCCATTAAGATATTCATTCCCATTCTTTACCGATAGAGTAGCAGGAGCAATTCAGCTCGACTATGCATTCTATGCTCTTAGCTCGAGTAAGAAAGATGGCGTTAAAACATTAGCCGATGGTGATAAAGATGTAGAAAAATTAGGAGCAGATACCTTATACGTGAACCTATTAGATACAGAAGCATCTCTAGTAAGCTCTTCTACCACTAGTGTCTCTGGTAATGCGGTAGGGGATGAATTTGTAATAGATTTAAGTGCGATCTCTTTTACCAGTCAAATTGACCCAATGACAACATTTGGTTCAACAAATTTCATATTTAATATAGAAGGATCTGGAACAGAAGCTCAAAAATCTTTAGTAAGAGTACCACTTCCTATGACAACAAATATATTAAGAGATGTTACGAAACTTGAAGGCTCTTGGGAGTATGAATATATAGATCAAACTAAGTCGGGATCGTCAGAGCTTAGTTATAGGGATTGGGGGTCCCCAAAGACTGCTCTTGATGAACAGTTCTACATAGCTATGAGATGGCCATATAGGATTACTGAAGATGAAAAAGATCCAATATTTCAAAAATTTAAAGAAGAATATTTTCCGGGTAGAAAAGAAAGTGAATTCTATGGAACCCCAGCAGATTATAAAAATAGAAAAGTTCTTGTTTATAGTCCAATAACTAGAACGGCAGTAATATGTAAGCCAGCATTCTTTCTTTGGGGAGAAGACCAAGTAGACGTAAATGCGATTCAACAGGATATTGGTAGAAATAGAACTGATAGTTCATTTGTGAATTTTAAGACAAATACACAAGAAAAAACGCTTAGCGCAATTGTCTCCCCAGATGCAGCCTACTATCTAGGAGCAATGCATCTTACTGAAATTGAAAAAGCATATTTTACAGATGAGGATTCTGGCAATCCTGCAGTATTAAAATTGGCTGCAGTTGGTTTAGCTCCAGCACCACAAGTTAGAGAATGTTATTTTACATTTGTTGATGATTCAGTCCCAGTCGGAGTAGTTACAACTATAATAAACCCAGCTGTAGATTACGAATTAACCAATGAGGGTAAAACAAAAGATTTTTTTGGAGATAACCAAAGGGTAATTGGATTTGGGAACTTTGCCGCTGGAGAATCGCAAAATAAATTATTAGCCCAACTTGCTACCGATGCAGCCGTTTTCAATCCAACTGGCTCAGCGGATGCCATGGAAGGTCAAATAGAGTTATATAATGAAAGACCGTCAGCATTAAATACACAATTTGATGAGCTTGTACCAGTTGGCGGGATATCATTGCGCGGTCTGAATTCATTAGCTGAAGCTTCTGCAAGAGGCGGAAACATATTAGCTTCTAGCAGTACAACTAAAGATAGTTATTTTGATTTGGTATTAAGCGAACAATATACTAGCGTAGGTAGAAAACAATTATACGATATTCTAGATAGGGAATTAAAAACAACAGGTGATGAAGAGACTGGGACGGGCAGACTAAGATTTACGCCAGTCTATGATCCTCTATCGGAACAATCTAGACAAGCGAGAGCTTTCTTTGACGAATCTTTTAGTGCAAATACCCATGTTATAGCGGGTAATGGTAGAACACTTTCGCAGGCCAATGATATATGGGATCAATTTAGATTTGATTATCACGAGATGGAGTCTGTGAAGAAGATTTTTTTTGATGCGTTTGGTTTAGATCCAGGGAGTGAAGAGAAGCTCCCAGATTTTCTTATTGAAATAATCAGAAATCCAAAAGCTACTACAGAAATATTTAAAGCCTTCTCAAGCGGCAATACTGATGCAGTAGACGAATTTACTTTATTGTTAGGTAGCGATTTCATTAACAGCTCTGGTGACAATACTCCTCAACGCAAGGGGGCTAATAAATATAAGGGGATGGACAATGAAGTAAATAACGTATCAATTAAACAGGCTATCGAGTTTGCTAGAAAAAATTTAGTTGATGCTAGTTTAGATGATGGTGGTTTGATAAAATACTTTGACACTTTAGTTAGAACTAAATATAAAAGAATTGGTTTATTTCTTCAGTCACAATCAAATTTAAGCTTGATAGATGGCGCAGATATCAATGGTGGAATAATAAAAATAGGTGAGATAATCAAAGATTCATTTACCTCAAGACAGTTGTTCTTACTGATAGTTGGCATGTTCAGGCAAGCTATGTGGCAAGAAGCTTACCCGAGAGCATGGCTAGTGTTAAAGCCAAATAGGAAATATACGAGTAGAGATATGTGGGACTTCGGACCAGTAAATAAAATCTTTGCTGCATTTATAGATCCTAATAGTAATTACTCTTCTGATAAGAAAAAATTTCTAAAACTGTTAGCAGACAATAAAGGCGAAGGAAATAGTGCCGGTAACATAGTTGGCGTACTTGGAAACAATATCGATAATTTTTGGGATAATAACATTGGTCCAATATTTACTGCATTAAGCGATGGTCTATCAGGTTTAATGCAAATGTTTAGAATGTCCATGCTTCAAATGGGCTACGGTTTGGGGCTAATAGATAATTTTGCTAAGCAGGCAAATATCATGAATAAAGCCTTGAATGATTCTATCTATTATTCATTAGGTAGGGCGGGCTCTCTTCTAAGGGCAATAGATAACCCTTTCACTAGAGAATACGGAGAGCCAGTTGTAGAGATCCGTGAGCCATTCCAAAGAATTCACTATCTAAGTTCATTTAGTACAATACTTGCTAACAATATTAGAGAAACAACAGTCAATGTGGCTACTCAAGTAACCGCTGTTTCAGATGGCAAGTATCCAGTAACAGTTGCCCTAGATAAGAGCATCCCATCAGAAAGACAAATCGAGAAGACTGTTGAGACTGGCCTATATTATGATAATATAGCTGGAGAAGGTTTATTCGGAATTGCCCAGCCATTATTCCATCCAATGGAATTTGCCAGAGGGGCGATTAAGTTATCTCAAGGTGCTCCAGATGAATTAATGGCAAGAAGGGTCGCGCTTGCCCATCTCAAAGAGTCATTAAAAGATATCTATTCTGGAGAGCTATTAGTGTTGGGCAGCCCTGATATTAGACCTCATGATTTAGTATATTTGGCGGATGTTTACGAAAGAATGTATGGAATTTTTGAAGTTGAACAAGTCGTACACCATTTCACTCCGAATATGGGATTCATCACATCAATAACACCCAACGCACTTGTTTCGGTAAATGACCCCGGTAGATGGTTTATGTCATCGTGGATACATTCTTGGTTATCAATACAAAACATTAGGAATGATACGAGATCAATAATTAACTCAGTCCAAGCTGGTAATACCGGAGTCCTTTCTGGGGGCAATATTTCTATGTCTGGAATAAGCCAATTACTTAGAACTCAAATGTTAGGAGGTATACAGTTTACTCATGGCTCTAGTGCATTAATGAAAGATGTAATGTCTAATTTTGCAGCTGAGGGATTGACTGATGCTAAGGCGCAAATAGATTTGCAGGTACAACAACAGGCAGATATGGGAGGAAGCTTAACTGGTATAGCAGCTTCATATATAGCGGTCACTGGAACGGCGGCAATTGTAGGGGCACTACTTAGTCCAATTGCCCCAGTTGGCGCTGCAATAGGTGCTGCTGTTGCATCTGCTGGATTCTGGAGTGGTTGGAAGTGGGTTAGGGACAATGTATTAGATCAACATGGATGTTATATTTCTTACTTAAACAAAAACGGGCAACCCATGGATGCTGGATTAGCAATTAACCAGGGCATGGTTGTTGGTAGATATCATACGAAGAGGTTACTACCTGGTATCTTGGGCGTAAAAACAAAAGTTACAACAGTTGACGGTAACGCATTTATACGTAACGACGACCTGCTAAAAAGTCTGGGTTGGAAAGAAAAAGAAATTACAGATTTAGTCAGATACGTCAGTTATGAAAACGCTCTTGTTAATTCGGAAGTGCTAAAATACTCTGGAACTGGTCCAGATAAAGCTGGCTTACATCAGTTCTTTAAAGTTATATGTAAATTAAATAGGATTATAGATGGAGATGAAATAGAAGTTATAGATCTGTTAAACCCATTGGGCACGCCGTTCAAGGTCAGGATGGAAGGAGTGATAGCTTCATCTCTTGGAGTGTTTGAAGCCTATACTAATACATCAATACAATCTGGTTATAAGACAGACGCACCAACTACTTTAGTTAATATTGATTCAAAGGGTGGGAAAACAGCTATGTTCTTATCTGAAAGATTAGCTAATAAACCATTTATAATTAGAGTATCCCCCAACGATCAGTCTTCAACATCCACATATACAGATGATGATTTTTCTGCTGGTTCAAAAATAAATAATCCAAAAAGTTATTTTAAAGCTATAAATTATGGTGAAAATGAAAGAGAAAAAACATTAGGAACTATATTCTATAGATTACTTCAAGAAGATATAGATAAACAGGTTGCTGCTATGAGAGCATTTTTTGTAGACAATAGCGGGAATAGTATAATAGTATTAAAGGAAAAGTTTATAAAAACTTTGGATCCAGATAATATATTCTATAAAAAATTTACCGAAATATATAATTCTATCTATGCTTCAAATATGGAAAATTATTTTAAACTTTTAGGCTTGGAAGATCCACTATCAGGACTAACGGAACAATATATTAAATTATTTAATGACTTAATTCATTTTCGAACGATAGAAGTACTATATTCTAAAGCTTCTGAATGGCCCTATATATCATGGGATGAATACTATGATGATGGTTTGCCAGCCACGCTAAATTGGGAATTGGTAACAAATAATTTAGCTCAAGTTTATACGGTAGATCTGTTAAGGGCTAGGCCATCGCAAATAAGCTTAGACGATACTATAATTAGCCCAAAATATGTCCCTCAAACATCTGGGCTATAAGGAGAAGTAATGAGCGATTTTGGTTTTACTATTAACGATCTGGATAATTCTGAATCGATAACGAATAAGATTGGTTCTGGGTATAACCCAGATGGAGCTGCGAGTCTAGTTACTTCTGCTTCTACCTCTAAGGAAAAATATGGTAATCAAACTTTAACATCAAGAAATTTAACCGATATAATGTCGGGTGGAGCACTTACTAGAAATCCTGCCGCTGTTATAGATTCATCTTCAAAATTTGTTCAATCATCTTTGCATTCGGTTTTAGCGACTGGTGCACAAGCTGCCAGTAATGGTTCTTTTAAAATTTCAAACCCGGATTGGCAAGGCCCTAATTCAGGAGAGCCTGAGACCCTTGAAGGTAATGCAGCATATCTCAGAACAGTTGCTGAGTCACTTGTTGGCACTGGGTTAGCTCCAGGTCAAACAATGAATCCTCTTTTGGAATCTTTGAATGGAAGATTCCCACAAGACGATAAATCAAAAGTTGGAGATTCTCAAGGTGTTGTCTATACTCATAATAATATATCTTATAGAATAAATGGCGATACTCCTAGCTTAGGGGAAAGAGCAGTTGCTTTAGAAAGTATATTGACAAAAGACGAAATGGATATATACATAGAGAGGGGTACAATACTCAAAACTCGTATAGCAGAGCCAGCGTTAATTATTGGATTTGGGTTTGATATTCCGGATAACTATTCTGGTTTTAGTTTCGTGCAAACAAAACCATACAGCACAGCTGGATTGATTGTAGATGAAAAGCTGATAAGCGCTTCGAAAGAGAGAGCTTTTATCAGTGCCGCGTTAATAGAATGTTTATTAATGTTGACAGATGAAACTAAAGGAATATCTATTAATGGTAATTTTGCTCTTAGTGGATCCATTTTATCCGAAAATGACAAAAACAATCCAGGAAGTGGTATAGACAAAAATAATACAAATGCTATATCAGATCATGTTTTTGGTAGAGCATTTGATGTAACGACGGTAGGCGATTACTCTAATATTGGGAGAAGCACACTGACATATTCATCCGCACTTGCAGAATTTCTTCAAAGACTATCACTGATCCCAATGCCATTACTTCCAGACTTAGTTATAATCCATCCAGATGTAGCTAAAGAGTGGGCTGTATCAGAAGGCTACGATTCTCTTAATACTCGTGTGACAACTGAATTCCCAACCTTAAAACATATTAATTTTAATTATGGCAATGAGCATATTAATAATATACATATGAGTTTTAGCCCACAAAGAGGGGGAATATATATTGGTTCAAGTGGTTGGAAGGCCGCAGAAAAATCTGGCGGATCTGAAAGTCCTGATAGCACAACCGACTATAGTGAGGCGGCGACAACGGCAAAAGAAAAAGCTACTACGCTCTACAAGACTACTAGTACTGAATTCAGTAAGATGGAACTTTTTACCCTTCTCTCTGGAGAGGGACCATTCACGGATGAGTTGGCAGCAATATTCGTGGCAATATCTGGTAGAGAAGCTAACTCAAGACCCAATGCTTTTAACGGCGCTTGCTTTACTGGCACCACGAAGAGTTGGGGGGGCGATGTATCAATAGGCATGTTCCAATTTAACCTTATTAGTTTAATAAATAAGACCACTAACGTATCTACTGGTGTCCCAATATACTGGGATGGTAGTATGGTAAATCAAATGATGATTCCAGCTCATAAGCTGGCTTATACTGGTTCCGCCGGGGTGAAAGATCCTGAGAATTTATTAGATCCAAACGCTGTAGCGGCAAAACTAGTATCGTTGTATGATCCGGTAACTAAAAAATCAACTGCTCAGGCAACCACCGATGATAAGCTATGGTATCCGATTAATCAAATTTGGATGCTAGTCCAAAAGTTTAATAGCACAATGGCTAAGGCTGTAACCAGCAAGATAAATACCTCTGGTGGACTAAACCATTGGGGTGGCTATAATAATTCTGATGGGACTCCAAGATCTGAATGTGGTTTTATCTTTAAGGTAAAATTTCAAGACGCCGTAGATGTATATCTATCAACAGGGAAAGACATAAGTATATTAGAACAATGGGTTAGAGATAATCTACCCAATAACAATCAATTAACGAAAGATTATATAGAAGGATGGATGGATGGAGATGTCTACTATGACCATCCTAAAGATGGTTCCCTGCTTGATCTAGTTAATAGTAAACCTATAGTGTATTCGCAATCCTCTGGACAAGAAACTGGTACAGGTAATACAGACGTTATCCCAACGTTCAGTAAAACGCAAATTCTTGAGGCTGCAAATTGGTTGAGGATCAATAGAATGAAGGAGTGGTTGGATGGTAAGGGAAGCTGGCTTAACGGGAATATTGGTTGTGATAGATTTGCAAGAATTCTTTCAGAAGCTTTGGGCCTGTTTGGCACGCCGGTGCCTACCCTGATCAGTCAGGCATGGCCTTCAGAGGGTGGTGAAGGAAGTTATTCTGTCCCGACAGTAATTGCGAATTACCCTTCGGCTGCAGCGCGCTATAAAGCATTGGTAGTCAAAACAGAAACTTTCTTCGGCCCTGATACAGATGATGGAAAAAACCCACCAGCTGGTTATGTAGTATTTTGGACTGGTGGGACTGATGGACTTGGTCATGATGGTATATCAATAGGTGGTGGAGAATATGTAGATCAACACAACAATTCTGGGGCCCCAAGCCCAAGGCCTATTTTGCCTATTCCATTATCCCCTATCAAAGCGTTCCGTAATCCATGGCCAGGTAGTGAATATGTCTACGCAGGCGCATCCTCTGTCTGGTCATAAGAAAGGTATTTATGAAACATTATCCAAAATTTGATGAAAAATTAAATTCACATATACTTGATAATCGATTGCAACAGTCTAAAACTAGACTAGGTACAGTCATGTCTTTCAAGAAAACAAACAATACAGTAGTGATAGTATTGGATGATAGAATGACTAATCAAATAGGAAATATTATCAGAGATGTACCATGTCCCTCAATACAGGGGATCCAGTCAGTAGCCCCTACTGCTGGCTCTAGATGCCTTGTAGGCTTTACTGACGGCAATGAGAGGTATCCGTATATACTTTCGTATATAGATGAAGCAAACCCCACAGGAAAACAAATGCCTAACTATTCCGTTAATACCGGGATACCTAAGTTCTTGGTGTAAATATGGCTAACAAAAATAGTGGCAGAAATTTAAATGAATCCTCTGTAGGCAAAACCGTTTCTGAAATTGATGAGATGGTAAGAAGAAAAACATTCTCTAATAGGGAAGTCGGCCTTAATCATCCTGATAGTAGTTCTTTTATAAGATTAACAGATTCTGGTGATATAGAAATTTTTGCCGCCCCAGGTGTTGGAATAGTCATAAATGGAGCAACCAGAAGCATTTCTTTGTTCGCTGAAAACATCAAATTCTTCACTAAAGAAGATGGACTAAAATGGAATGGGATGGATTTCAACCATTCTGCCACCTCATATGCCGAGCCAGCATTGGTCAATTCTGATATTAAATCATATAATCCAGCTTATTTAAATTTAGATGATTATATTAATAATTTACAAAAGTTAGAAGAAGAAGAAACCCAACAAACCATTACTATTAGTGACGATCCTACTTATAATGTTACTACCGATAACTCAGTGGTTGATACTGGCAGGTTTGCGGAAGATAATGTCTATACCGGTTTCACTAAAGAGGAAATAAAATACATTCAGTCCTTTTGGGATTCAAACGGAGAAAATATTAAACTACATTTAAACAAAAATTTAGAAGAATTTATTAATTTAATCAAAGATCAAAAAAGTAAGAACCCTAACTCAGGGAATACTCTTAGCGGTATATCTATTTATCTGAATACTATTTTTGAAATGTTAAAAGAATCTATGACATCCCAGGGTATAAAGGAGTAATGTGCCAGATTTTTATCTCACCTTAGATGGTGACCTACTTGTTACAGGCAATGGAGATATAGCCCTAGTCCAGGATCAATCCCAAAAGGATATTCAACATGCCTATATCAGGCTGATGACTGAGCCTGGTGACTTTTATATTTATCCACAGTTGGGCACACAATTATCGATGCTTTATGGAATGCCCCAAAGCACTCAAACTGGCGAGTTTGGTAAAAGATTGATAAGAGCAGCTCTGGAGAGAGAGGGCGTATTCAGGAATAGACAGATTACTATTGAGGCAGTGCCTACGTCTGCAGATTCTATTAGATTTGACATATACATGATAGGCGATTACAATGAGCCGACAGTTCTTTCCATAACGCAGGATCTAGGAGTATAATATGGTAACTTTAAACTTAAAAACAAAAGAACAAATGCTTATCGCTACGTTAGATAGCTTACAGAAAACAGTAGGAATTACCTCTATATCTCCAGGATCAATCGCTAGAGCATTTGCAGAAGCAATCCATTCAGAAATTAATGATTTATACAATTCATTAAAGATAAGTATTGAGCAGTCAAATTTGTCAACTGCTTCTGGGAACAATCTTGACATGATAGGTGCACTGTATAGCGTCCAAAGAAGAACGATATATACAGATTTGGCGGTAGAAAGGTCTACGGCTAATATAGAATTTTTCCTGAATACAACAAATGTGACAGATGTTATTATCCCATCGGGTACATTAGTTTACAATGACGTAACAACTTTCTCTACGATACAATATGCCTATGAGGTAACTGGAGCTGTAGTAATCCCAGCAGGAAATACTAGAGCTTATGGAGCCGTAAAGGCAAAATTCTCCGATAACAATATAACTGCAGGAAGAAATACTCTAGTTAAACATAACTTTATTGGGCCTCCTGGTGTCGTAGTCTTTTGTAATAATCCAAAAGAAGTTTATAGTAGTTTAAATTCTGAATCAGATGATAATTTTAGAAGAAGAATAATATCTTCAGTTAGAGGTTCCGCTTCTGGAACTGCAGAATCAATAAGATTTGCCGCACTAGGGGTAAAGGGCGTTAAAGATGCAAAGGTCAGGGATGCTTCCCATGGTATAGGTTCAGCAGAGTTAATAGTCGTACCTGAGACCCAATCAGGAATATCCACAATGAGCCAATTAGTTTATGCGTCAGTACAGACCATCAAACCAGTTGGTATAAATCTAAATATAAGAATAGCAACTAAAAAATTGATAGATGTTTCAGCATCATTAATTCTGAGAGAGGGTACATCAACTACTTTGGCAAGAGGTGTTGAAAATCAAGCTAGAATATTTCTCAACAGATACTTAAACTCTTTGTCTATAGGCGGTTCTGTGTCTATCTCTGAGATAGAAAGACAGATGAAAATGTCTTCTGAAGTTATTATATCGGTTATCGTTGACTCCATAAAAGTTGATAATAAAAATATCCCGAATAAAGATTATAGACTTTCTGATGATAAAAGTTACATGGCATCGGGCTCTCTTAGCCTATACTCTGTTATAATGGGAACATCAAATTATTAGAAGAGGTTTTCCCATGTCTGAAATGAATTATACTGTTATTAGAAAACAGATAGTAAGAGCTAAAAATATGACCCATGCAAGAATGGTTTCCGAGGGTTATGACGACTTTCCTGGAGAAGTACTGCACGACACTTGTTCTATAGATGAAGCCCTGGATAAGATCACATGGGATGACATAGAAGAACAGGCACAAACTGCCTTAGATACTCATGATGCGACTGCAGCTGATGGATCAGCATACTTAAGATCAGAAAATAGGCGCTTAGCCAAGCTAGCCGATAAGCATAAAAATGTAAAAGAAGAAGCTGTTTTATCGGTTTATCAAGCAGCATTTGATGCGTTCTCTAGTTTCGAAATGCCACCAATCAAGAAACCAGTAATTAAGAATATGCCAGGCACTGGGGAAACTGCAGTAGCCGTTTTTGCAGATTGGCAGATGGGAAAGATAACACCGGACTATAATTCTGACGTACTTGCTGAAAGAATTGAACTATATACAGAAAAATTAATAGAGATAACGGGAATACAAAGAAGGCATCATCCAGTAAAAAATTTACATGTGTGGTTTTTGGGTGACATTGTAGAAGGGGAAGAGATATTCCCTGGACAATCTCATTTGATTGACTCTGGTTTATATAGGCAAGTCGGCATTAATGGACCAGAGATCTTATCAAAATTTTTTACTACAGCGTTACAACATTTTGAGCACATTCATGTCACTGGCGTGATAGGAAACCACGGGGCTGTTGGCGGAAAAAATAGAAAATTACATGATCCAGAAACAAATATGGATAGACTCCTATACAAAATTGTACAAATGATGTTCAGAAATGAACCAAGAATATCTTTCAATATTCCAGATGGTAGAGGAGAACGACATTGGTATGCTGTTGATGCGATAGGCGATTATCGCTCTTTGTTGATACACGGCGATCAGATGCCTTCACCTAATGCTATTGCCAGTTACTATAGGAAGGTAATGGGCTGGAAAGATGGAGCCATTCCTGAGGATTTCCAAGATGTATTTATGGGTCACTACCATCAACAGGCCAAGATGACCATAGGCAGTTCCACTTTGAGAATATCTGGTTCTACAGAAAGCTTTAACACCTATGCCCAAGAATATTTTTCTTCAATGAGCAGACCATGCCAACATCTTATGTTTGTCCACCCAGAAAATGGAGTGACGTGTGAGTACAGCATTTGGCTAGACGCAATTTAGGGGCTAATAAATGAAAACTTATTTGTTGAGCTTTAACAATGGCGATTTTGTTAAAGAACAAAAGGTATGGACATCAAGTTCTATTGACCTATACTCGAATAAGTATTATAAGAATTTCTCCTATACGAAGTCCACGACTGGACTTAATTCACTAGGTGATTATACCTTTACCGGAACAAAAATAATAGAAGACGCAACCCCAACCATAGAAGGTTCATACGCAGTCACTAATTATGGAGAATTATTTATAGATGATGCAATAAGCCCGCACCTAATATTCGATGTTGATATAAGCCATGATGGAACAATAATCTTTAATCCAGATAATAGTGCTACGCCTATATTCACTGCAGATTCGACAGAGGAATATCTCTATAGGTTCATAGATACTTCTTCGCGTATAGATGTGAGAACTTTCAAAGGCGCCTTTTCCAGCTCTTTGAATAGCATAGAGTCAATCACATTTACTTTAGAGATACACGAATCAGACTCCCCTAATCGGACCATGGCTCTTATCTAGCACGGCAGCTTCAGATGCCCTTGGTTCCATACTTCTATCAAAAAATGTAAAAAGGTATGCTAAATTCGTAGTGACTATTGATACTGAAGTAGAGGATATAAATGTATTAAATTTTCTACTATTAATAGAGATAGCTATATCTGACTCAACAAGCCCAGTTTTAAGCAGAGCAGTAAAAAATATACTTAAAAGATTCCCCTCATGGATGTCGATGACTGAGGACTCTGTCGATCAGGCAACTCCAAATCTATTCGAGCCTAAGTCTACTGCTGGTAAATTCTTAAATGCTGTTGTTGGTGAAACTCTAGATAACTTTGACAGAGAAATAGACATCTACAGAATAAACTCTTTTATCGATAGGGCAGATGAAAATCAATTAGACTGGATTTATCTATCAACTAACGTAAAAAATACATTTAATAAAATTATTGGTAATAACGTTGAATTAGCTCGCGTAGATAATCTTGTCGATTTCTATAGGTCTAGGCCGACTGATTATATTTTCTACCATAATCCGCTTAACAGAGAAATACTAACATTAAAGAAATTTCAAAGCATATATGTGAAAAGCGAATATTCCAGTAACGAAACTTTAGACCAAACCCCGATACAAAAATTTAATTGGTTTGACGAATTTGGATTTAGAGTAGGGTTGGGCAGACTTTATCTAGAATCTAACATTTCCTTTAAGGCAAGAATTCTAGACGTATTTAAGAATCCGATTGGTTCTAATGTAGATGCATTTAAGAAAACTCTTAGAAGAGAGTTAAATCTTTGGAAAGCTTTTGGGGAAACGCCTCCATACGAAAACCCTGGTGCAACGCCGGAAGTCTTAGAGATGTCAGATATAGAAAATTCTTTATCATATTTTGATATTAATGGTAACCCAACGACTTCATTCAAAAATTTTGTAAAAGATTTAAACATTAGATATCCAACTAATTGGGGATACTTTACTTTTGACGATAGTATTTGGGATTATGCAGGATCGGAAGCTGGTGGCATAAATAGATTACGTTCAAGATACTATGATGACGATATCCAAATACCATATTATCAGCCTGGAGTTGGAGATCTCTCAGACGCTAAGATTTCGATAGTTAATTTTGATGCTACCCCAAAATATTTCAATACGGAAATTGTAGCTAGCGGAAAGAAAAAGATCGGAACCGCTATAAAATATGATCCAGTAAAAGTTGCGTATGAATATTATGCATCTTATGAAAAAACAGCTTGGGAAAACCAAGCAGCAACTGTTAATCTAACATTAGAGTTTAGTGCTACCCCACATGGTATCTATACTTCCCCTACTATATTTGTTGCTCCATTTATAATTAATCCTAAAAACAATTTTAGTCCTGGTCATCCTGCAAGCCCTGAATATTTTTCTAGAGAAATTTTTGATACAGAAGGTTTTGTTTCTACTATTTATCCAGTTATAGGACAAGATACTATTCCATATTCAAATACTATAAATGGTATTACCAGTTCACGTTTAGATATAAAAAATATTTTAAATATAACTATAAAAAATGGCTTGTGGAATGGTTCCACTTATGCAACGCCAAACCTGAACGACGACTTTATAGCTAAATTTTCCCATAGAAATGATTCAATAGAATATTTAGGATCTGGACTTTCTGCAACTCCGAACTTTTCACAGAGTACGTTTTTACAAGTACAATCTAAGTTGTATGATCCAATTCAAAGAATCGGATATACGCCAGTGCATTCTCTAGAAAGTATGCTTAACGATGTCGCTACACCTCCATCTACGTTTGAGTTAGACCATGATACAATGATGCAAAATATAATAATGCCAGAGGGCGCAACGCCAAAATATATTTATGTTAACAACATTAAACCAACGCAAGGTTTAAGCGGAGATTCCGTATCAGAGAATAACCAATATACTGGCTTTGGCGGGTATGCACATTATCTAGAGGCAGATGAAGATATCTTTGTGCCGTCATCTCCTAATATAACACTTAGGTATTATGGCTCAGATCTATCTACTCCAACATCAACTGCTCAAATTGGGAGTACTTCTATAGTAGATGGAGCAGCAACGGCAAACTACTATTTCACGAATGTCGAATACCTATATGGATCTACGCCAAATAAGTTAGAGCTTGAGACAGTTGATGCTGGCGCATATCCATTCACTACCATAGAATGGGAACCTTTTACTCTACCAGCATCTCCTAGTATTTCTGGTTACATAAATGAAGATGGAGTTGTTCGCTATAATCCAATATACGGTGAATATATTCCAGGGAAAAATGATGATTCAATTTTGGTCCCAGAATTAACCAGAGAAAGTTTTGGACTTTCTGGAGTGGATAAATTCGAATACTTTTTTGAAAGCATGCGCGTAATCGACCCTGCTGAATTAGACGTATCTATTTGGTCGGAACAAAAAATAATAAATCCATTCTTAAATAGATCTTATGTTTTAGAAAAAGATAATATAGATTCTATAATTAACAATGATATATACACTACTAAGAAAATTAATTATCCAAGAAATTCAGTAATAGAATCTTACGACTTATCAAGAAATACAACTACATTTACCAACTTTATCGTTAAGGGTAAACTCTATGATTCAAAACTAGAAGTAAGAATAAATACCGGTTGGATAAACTTGGATAATAATGACTATTACATATACGCAAAACCTCAAAGATCTGTTTTCAGTGGGATGTTAAAGCAAGTAGAATTACCATCGGTCCCTAGGCAGGGTGCACCTGTATCTTTGAATGTCTATAATGATTCAACACCCGTACACTTTGTGGAAACAGCTTTTCCAGATGAGGCCACCCCTAGAGAATTTGGCTTTTATAATACCGAAGATATTAAACCAAGGTATAACTCAATCGATAATTCATATCTATTTAATCTTGGATATAAAAACATTTATGATATTTCCGTTGTAGATGGCTTGACCGGAGAGGTAATAATAACCGATTTTGAATCACCAGATTCTTATTTTACCGCAACTCCAAATTCACCATATACTATATCTAGAGATAGAAATTATAAAGTAAGATATAGGGTAAAAAATTCATACTTTTTAGATAACGTATTAAATGATTTAGATTATTATTCAAGAATTGTCTTTGATGCAACACCAAATTCTGATTTAGATTACGAAATTGTTTACGAATCCTCAATTGATGGAAGCTCCACTCCAGTCTCATTAGACTTTGGTGACACAACTTCATTTTTAGATGAAGGATACATAATAGTATCTAGTAAACTTTATGTATTTAATACAGCAGCCGTTACATTATCCCCTTCTTATGTAATGGACGACAAACAAGACTATATGACTATATCTATTTATTCTTCGGATATTGAAAAAAATCCTAAACCAAACCAAAGTTTTAGATTATCAAATCCAGATTTAATTTTTGATAAAGAAATACTGACAACAGATGATGAAGGCTTCGCTTCTACAAATGCAAGATTTGCCGGTCTATCAGCTGTGTCAATGCAGCTATCATCCTCATTATTGGTGACTGGTATTTCCTATCCACAAGATTTAGAGGCGCATATAGATAGTGACTCTAGTAATTTTCTTACAGAGAAAAATTTTGAAATCTATTCGAATAAATCATTTAGCTCAGATCTATCAGCTTTGTCTAACCCAATTTCCATAAACGCAGACGGGATTTCTTCAGTTATAGTGTCCGGCATTATAACAACAAGCAATATCCCACAATCTAACAAAGTTATATATTGGAGAAAAGATAGAGAAATTTATCCGATACTACAATCTTCCTTGTACTCAATAGATACTACAGCCCCAACGTCCCAAACTACTGCAGGTATAGTTTATTCTGATGAAAATGGCAGATTCCAGATAGGTCCTATACAGTCTCAGGATAGGGCCACTCCGGGTTATTGGTTTATGGTGGTGGAATCAGAATTGGAGTCAACCGCTAGAGATAGCGCAACACCAATGATTGGGGATATAGTTTATTGGAATGAGACTTATGATAACATAGACATAAATTATGTTGATGGCTTAAGGATCCCTGATATTATTAATTTCGATCCAGATAAATCTTTAGACTTATATGCGACTCCAAGCTTTAGCATTAGTTACTATAATGAAGACTTAGTGGATCTAACTGGCTCTACACCTAGATGGAAGCCACCAGTGTGGTTGCCTGTGTCTAGATATGAACAATATCAGGCTGGGTATCTGGGTTCAACACCATATCAAATCGGTAACTATTCTGGGCTTATAAAAGATTATGAGGATTAATTGTGAAAAAATTTGACCATAAAATAGATGGGAGTATACAGGGGAAAGTAAGAAAGGTAAACAATCTACCCTTAGATGATTCTAGTATGGCTTTAGCCTGGTTCTCCTCAAAGCAGGTTACTCCATCTAATAATATCTCGATAACTGATCTTTCTAATTTTACTCCAGAAAATTCCTATTCTTCTGATATAGGGGCATCAAACAATAGGGCTAAAAATAAATTAGTATTTGCTAATGAGCTCGGCATGCTAGAAGATTCTGATGGTAATACAGTATTCGACTCTGACGATATCAGTGTTAGTGATATATTTTTGTCGGATCAGGCATTCGATAAAAGATATCACATAAACGATATTAAGAAAAATAATTTTATTCATTCTTATTATATATCTAGATATTATACACTTCTTCCAAGAAATTCTTATGGCTTTAATAGTCTAGATGATTTTGTCGAAATGTCAAAAATTCCTTTTTCCATAAAAGTATTAGATCAAAACGGATACGACTATCTAGATCCAAACACTGGTGATAAGAAGTATAGAATTTTAATAGAGCAAATGCCACTTAGTCTTTATTCTGACCGCACAGCAGTGCCATCAAAAGTAGTGGTTTTATTCGATAGCCCAAACCCAGTAGACCTGAGATTGGTATATGATAAAGTTTCTCTTTCCTCGACCTCTTCGATAAGCTCAGTAGTGCCACAGTATAGGGAGAATATCAATACAGTTAGCCTGTTCAGTAGAGTAGCTGAGGAATCTTTTGTAGTAGACAATTCTTCTAGGAAGAAAAAAATATTTGCAAGAAAATCTTTATCATCAAAAAATAATATGATAGCTAGCACGAACACTAACGCAGATGGATTTGAAATTTTTGTACCCAAAAAAGGTCTTTCGGATAGCAGAACTTATGAGTCTTTTAACTGGAGACTAATAGCTAAAATAAAAAAATCAGTAGATGTTTCAAGCGTTAACAATGGAGAAGAACTAGATTCGGAATCAAATATAAAACAGAAAGTTGTTAATTGCGCAGTGCTATCATCGGCTAGTGCATTCCCGATAATGGAAGCCGGAAGAGATTATTCTTCTGCTAATCCATATGTGTTCTATAGGCTCGAACAGTCTCCATTTAATCTTTCTGGTTATCTTTTTCAAAATCCAAAAATGATAGGAACACCAAAGCAGAACGCTTTGTATTGGTTGTTGAATATAGATGAGGTTTCTGCAACAGATTTAGATCAGTATGATGTCTTGGCTTGGTCCCCTACAGCTACTCTAACGACAGAGCAAGGCGCAAAAATAAAGAGATATACAGAGATAAGCCAGGGCACGCTGATCTTAGATCTTTCTAGAATACCAAGTGGAGCAGAAAGTATAGATCCTAGTTTATCTGTTAGCTCTCTAGAATATGCTTTGGACTCCTGGACTTACAATCCAACAAATATTTTTATCGATGAGAATAAACATAATGCTTGGAAAATTGATGAGACTGTTTTTGAAACTCTAACCGTTGACGGAGTTAATCATAGAGTCTATTCTATATTTGGTAGAAGTAATCTGTCAGATATATCTACTAAAAAAATCTGCAAAGAATTTACTGGGTCTTTGTCTCCTAGTAATATAGTTTTAAAAAACTCTAGAGGTAACCCAATATTTGTTAGTCTGGAATTTGCTCCTTATACAGATGCCTTAGCGAAAGGATCGATACTAGCTTCTACTGCTCAATTCCTCAAATATTGCAATGATCTGTATCAACCTTCTTCCTTTTTCGATATAAGCACTGCAAATAGTGGAGTAGCTTCCATTGAGGAGAATCCATTTAATGTTGTGGCGGCAATAGAGGGTCCGTTTAAGCTACTCTATAACGCTGTTTCGGTAGCTTTGTTAGCTAGAATCTTTTCGACAAAAACAAAAGATGTTAGATCATCTATGTACTACCATGTTTCAAAATGGGATTCATCGTTTGTCATAAACGGTAATGCACTTTTAGAAGACGAGAAAAAAGAAATCTATAGCCCCATAAAGCTAAACAATATTGATTCAATAGGGACGGTAAAATATTGTAAAAGTTTAATTCCAAAAAATAATTCGATAATAGATTACTATAGATCATCTGTATATGACTATCTCCCAGACCAATACAGTCTTTCTACACAAGAGATAGACTTAAGTAATATCACTTTTTATGTAGAGATTACTAATCCAGATGCGATCATAGCTAATGCGGTTAGAGTAGAGAAGGACTATACATCTGAAGATGTTGAGGAAATACCGACATCTTATACGTTATATAAGCTAGATGCGGATACTATAGATTCAACTCTCTACGCCTACACTAATTCTCCTTCTCCACAGTTTGTTATCCCTGGAGGTTTTGGCCCTTATGTCATAAGAGATAGAATGTATAAATCTTCTGATAAAGAAGTAAATGATTTTTTAAATAAATCAATTTCCACCATCAATACTTATAAGGCTTATCCGTTCAATTTTTCTATATTCAATTCTTATGTAAGCTCAAAAGAATCTTCTAATTCTTTTAGTGCAAGTTGGACAGCGAATGTAGAGGCAAGATATTCTGCAACTCTTTCGCGTGAGGCTTTTTATAAAGAACACGTTGAAGCTACTCCAGACGAACTTGTACCAGTTATTGACCCTCCACACACACAAATTTATGAACCAACTCAAAATTCAAATGCTGTCTATTCTGGGGCAGACAGAAGAACGAATATAGTTAACTCAACAGACCCAGCTAACAGCTATCTGTATACTGGAGATATACAAGCTGGAAATACAACTAAGCAATTTGTACAGGGGATGTTAACACCTCTTAACTACATTAACTATATACAAATTTCCCTAAGGGAGTATGGCATTGTTTGTCCAATCACAGGATCAGGAATTGGTTATAACGCAGCTACTTTTAATGCAGTTAAGGCGTTTCAGGTGCAGGAAGATGCTAGATTCAAAAATGGTACTGTCGATAGTGAAACAAAATCTTTATTAGCTATACATGTTTGGAAAAAAATAAAGAGCTCCGACCCAGTCCGTTATCAGGCAATACTCGCTAGGGTTGCGGCAAATAAGGCTTTACCAGCTGGTGTGGTGAAATTTATAATAGCGGCAGCAGATGCTATAGAGCTACATGAGCTCCCATCTAGAGATTGGAACTATAGGAAAGTAACATTTACAGGGCTTACCGGTCCGTCTACTCTAATCGATACAATCTGGGTTGCTGCGCCATCTGATCAATTAGGTGTTGCAACAAATGTGAAGGTTCTCGATCTAAGCATTACCACAGGAGCTTTCGCAGGTGCTACATCCTATAAAGGTATAAGTATAAAAGAAATAAAATGTTATCCAGCTGGGTCAAGTACGGGCACCGTAGTACAAGGTATACTTAACTATACAACAGGGGTTATAAAAGTAGTAGTAGATAAGCCCATAGCCGAATGTGCCGTGTTCTCAATAAGATTTTCTGGAGCACTTTTAGGTGGATCTTTTGGTAGTTATACGGAGGGTTATTCAATCCAAAGAATTGCCTTTAACATGGGCTACAATGCCATAAGACAGAAGTTGACTCTCGGTTCTTCTGCTTATGATATTTTTGGATATAAGCCAGAAACACAAACAAAAGATGTTATTATAAAATATGTTATCCAAGGTAAAGTAGAAAACATTTCACCAAATAAAGGTGAGATTATTGATATTAGTGGTATCAAGTCTGTGAAATTTGCGACCACACCAATCTCTATGTTATACCCAACTTGGTCTGGGGAAATGAGCTTGGATCTGACTGCCACTAAAATAGATTTTAGTGACATTAAATATAGTCCAGCATTTACACCATTTATAGGTGGTAATGTAGCTACTATTTCGCAATCTGGGGTAGCGAATAGTTCGCCTCAATTTAAAGATGAGTCGATCACAATAGACTTAACTTCATCTAGGGAAATAGATCTTTTAGAAGCATCATTATTAGTGAGCGATGTTTTTGGTTCTACTAATAATCCAGTAAGCTCTTCTTCTATCTTCGTAAGTGCAATAAATAACATAATAACATTCGAGACTTCAACCCAGATATATGAAAACTCGAAAGTATTAAAGAGCACAGAAAAATTATTAGATACTTTTTGGCTGCTTAAAGCAGACGGATCTGTGATAAAGCAATCAAAAAATACAGTCACCGTTTTGGATGGATTAACATTATTATGTCAGCCTAGTAGCGACCCATCTAAAATTGGGAAGCCATATGGTATAGAGATAAAAAACTTTGCCATGTCTCTTTTAGATACCGAAGAGTTCAACGTAGATTACGGTTCTATCATACTTATTAATAACGTACCAGATAATGGTGGTTTTGTATACGGTTTTTATGACAAAAACAAAAAAGAATTTTTGGGAACTAATCTATATTATATAGACTATATATCTAGAGGTCCGGATAATATTTACATAGGGGTTTTGGCGATTGATGCAGATGGTAATACGTCTAGTAATATTGATTTTTTTGGGCCAAAGACTTCTAGTAGATTTATCCCATCTAATGTTCCGGTGAAGATAGCATGTCCCATCTACAACTTGGAATATAACTCTTCGTCAAGAATAGGGTTATCATCAATACCCCCTAATCTTAAGAAAACACAGCAGTGGCCATTGTATTTTACGGCAGGATCTTTTACCAAGGATATCTATATAAATCCAGTTTATGGTTGGACTTCTTGGTTAAGCAAATATGTTGGGAAAACATTAAGGGCTACATATTCAACCCTAGACATAGATAGTGCAATTTGGTCTCAGATAGCAGGTCGTCCATATATCGATGTGTTGGACGAGGTCCCAACTGTGCTTTCTAATAGAAGGGTACAGTTAAGTCAAACGCCAATTGCCACCTTTCGTGAACCATCGAATACTGTAGTTGGTGTAATAAAAAATTGGGTTTCCTTTGAAAAAAGGGACAATATAAACAGTAAGTGGGAACTGGTAGAAAGTAATTTAATCAGAAATATAAATTGCAATACCGGAATAGTGGATTTCGTAACACCATTGTCTGATGATCCAAATTTAATTAGAGTATCATATACCGCAAAAGCAACTGGCATACCGATTAAACAAGTTTCTGGAGCGCCAATACCGATCAATCCATTTTTGAATAGAGATTTAGTCGACACAGAAAAAGCACTACATATATATATCAACCCATCTAGGATAGAGGTTAGAAGTTCAGAAAACAATGCCTACACGTGGGATTACGTATCCGAGCATCCTTATGGACCGGTTATAGATTTTACTTATGATACGAATATTTTTGACTACTATAACAGTACAGAGTATGACCCATTTGCTATGCAAATAGCTCTTATCCATGTCTTGAATTCCGTAGACATAAAAGATGTTAGGTTGGAAGATCTAAGGCTAAAGGGTGGCGGACTAAAAGCAACTCTGGGTAAAACCATTAATGTAAAATCATATGGCGCATTGGATCTTGATAAGGTTTTAGTGGATATTCCTGAGGCTATATCTTTTTGGGATATATACCCTTCAGATCAAGAATCCTATCCAAAGGGTGGTTATGTTATAATACAGATACCTAGGTCTGTTTTGGAAAATTTCAATAACGAAGAAGAAATATATAGTATAATAGATAAAAATATAACCGCTGGTGTAGCTTATAAAATCCAGGATATGGATGGAAAAGATTGGGCAAGAATTAGATGATAAATTTTCTTCCAGATATAATAAAAACATTTTCTGATAAATCACAACAAACTGTTGGATCTTTAATGAAAAATGTTAAAGCTGATAAGGCACAGGTCGCAGAGTTAGTAAAAAATCTTTCTACGTTTTCCGTCGGTGCCGACTACGCCCCAGTCGCGTATAGAATTGGATCAATAATTGAATCAGAATCATTTGTTGATACATTCAGGGATATGCAAATACGCTTTGAGAGATACTTCAATGCCTCTAACGCAGTTAGCGTATCGACAAATTCCATGGTAGATATAATGTTATCTCAAATTGCTAAGATAGAAAAGAATGTAGAATATTTAGAAAATTATATTAATAACTATGAGTTTATTTCAGGAAAAGATGATCTTTATAATTTTTCATATTTAGAAAATTTTGATAATAACCTAAACTCAAATGAGCATGAAGTAGAAAAAGTACCCTACACAGATAGGGGTGGCTCACCATTCGGTGAAAATGGCAATGGTTATGTAGACAGTATCGTCTCGAAGTTTAAGATAGGTGCTGGAGTCGATTTTATTAATCCTATTGGTTTTATAAAATCAGTTAAAATTGACAGTAATTACACCCAATATATATCGTCAATTTCTGATTCAGATAATCTTTTTATGGAAAAACATTCCAATGTTTGGAATGTCTCTATTAAATCTCCAACGATACTAACTTCTTTTCCGGACTCTCTATCAGTCTATATGGACTACGATTATTCCCACATGGTAGGCGCTAAAACAATCTTAGAGATTGATTTCATCAAAGAAATAGAGATGGATTTTATAAGAATAAATCCCAATGAAATCAATGGACTGCAGTTAATGCAAGTATTAATAGAGTCTTCAAATATAGCAGAGAGGCTTTTTTCCTCAGATTCTAATGTTCCAAGCTCCGGCTATCAACTTAAGCAATTGCTGAACGCGCCAATTGGTTTCAAGTCTACTTTGGATATAACCTTCCCAATGGATAAAGTAAAAAGAATAATTTTGATATTAAATCAGCCACTCTATACTAAGGCAACAGCTCCATCATCTTCGGATGAACTAAATTCAAAAATAATTTATGAAATATTAAAAAAGATAAGAAAGAATAAAAAAAATACACACAGTACTTTACAGGATATAGTCTTGGAATATTTTAGAAAATCTGTTTCTATAGATGAATTTAAAAAAAATATAAATGTCCATACGGATTATTATACATATAAATATCCAATTGAAAATAATCCCATTGATGATAAACAGCATAATAAATTCAGACACGAAGAAAATAATTTAACAATCCTTGATGAATCAAATCTTCTTTTTGATAGAAGTCCTCTAACAAATATGGTCCAGAATATAGTATCCCAAACATTGGGAATGAAGTTTAAATTATTCAAAAACACCATGTTCAATGATACCAATAGCGTTTATAGGGGTGGTTCTTTAGGTAGGGTAACTAGCCCACCAACGGGGATAGATAAAAATGCGAATATGTTGGGGCAAGATATCTTTGGTCACGACGATATGCACATCATACCCGGTTCCAACTTTGCTATAAATGGTTCAATGACTAGCGCAGTGCATGACACAAATTCTTATCAATATAATTTTTCTTTAAAGAATATTCAATTTGGAAAAACAAATATTGCTAAATATTCTACCAATTCATTTAGCGAAAATAAAGCATCTTACATAAGTGCTAGGATATCGATTGCCGGTACAGTTCTTGGGATAAAGGCAAAGGTAAATCTTGAAGAAATTGACAAGAAGAAAAATTTTTCCAATCTAGACTTGAAGGAACCAATTTCTTATGAGCTATCTATTTCCCTTAAGGAGAATCCAATTTCCGAGGGTGACTGGTATCCAATTATTCCATTCAATTCTAGCGAAATAGAATCTGAAATACTATTCGTAGACAAGATAAATCAAACAGCATCGCTACGATTCTACCCAGATGAACCATCTATCAAGGTATATCGTAACCAATCTATATTAAATAATAGTTTCTATATAGTCAATAAATTTGAAAAGACTATCACGTTTAAATCCTTTGACCCTAAAAGCGTATATATTGTTTCTTACACTGCAGATACGGTTAATTTTACCCAAAACTATATCGATGCATCTCTAATCAGTCCAAAGGACAAAATGCTTAATTCCGGAAGTGGGATTGGTAATAATGGAGAGTTCTTTGAAAGAACGTATTCTGGGAATATGGTTCTACTTAAAAATGAACCATATATAGATCCAGAAAAATTGAACAGCGCAATATATAGTCTGAGAAATGGCACCATTAGCACTAGTAACTATCTCGGATATAGCCCAGTCGCTATTAAATTTTCCGACGGAACGTATGCTATAAACCTGACTAACTATATAGATAACAATTTTGAAAAAGCTTCTTTCTATGAAACGAATGAAATCTTATTCTTTCAAAATGGAAAGAATATTATTTTTAATAAATCGATTAATCTATCATTTAATATTATGTATAGTTACCTAAACAACTTTATCAGGTTTAGATTAATAGTCAGAAATAACATGGATAATATTTTTTCGGCTGGCTATATAGATAATGTAGTCTTAAAGTTAAAAACAAAAAATATGCGATCAAATAAATTGTCGAAACTAGGATAATATTATGGCTCAACTATCTGTAAACACAGTATTCTATGATCAGTTAATTAAGAGAATACAAAAATTTCTTTTGAAATATTCAAAAAACGACATTGCCTCTTATGAGCAAATGGCAGAAGAGTATAACCAACTGCTTACGGATGTGAATAAATTTTCTACGATGCCGATATCTACCTATGAGCAAGTAATAAAAGGTGAACCGCCGTCGTCCAAAAAGTTTAATAGATTCATTTCCAATGTTGCGGATGATCTAAATATAATAGCAAAACAATTAGATTACCAGAGTGCACAGATAGTATCTCTTTATAATCTTTTTAACTCTGAAGTTGAAAAGGAAAATCAATTTACAGATAGAATGAAATCAAAAGTACGAGTTCTCCAGGCTTATTCTCAAAGCCCTGGAAACGACATATATTTTTTTGGTGACTATTTTGATAATATGGATTTTATAGATTTATTGAAAATTCCTAAAGAAAACATACCACTTGTCAGAGATGGAGTGGCAAGTCTCTCGACCTCCGAATCCTACAGATGGAACCCCTCCTCGATAGCTATTATCAATGATGATTCGAATGGGTTTATCGGCAATAACCATGCTGTTTATATGACCAATGATGTTGAATCAAATTACAGGTATATATATCAGGATAATAATTCTATTGGTTTAATAGCAAACATAATTGATGACAATCCGATGAAATACTTTGAATACGAAGCTATTGTGGTTGATAAAAAACAAACTCAAATGTCTGGTGCAAAAGAGTTTGAATTTTTATATACAGATGAGTCTATAGTTAACGGTGAAAAAACTACAAAATATAAACCTTGGATTCGTCATTCTGCAGACGAAAGTCTTAATCTATCATTGAAGATAAAATCTTCACGACCTGGTAAAGCTAATTCTGTTACTATAATTCCTTATTTTGGAGCATCGCAAAACGTTTATTCAGAGTTAAAAATAGTAAGAATTACAGCTATTTCACGAGCGACTAATCAATTGGTGGAACTATTAAATGAGCCAATATATATTGGTTCTACATTCGTACCACAGAGTATAGAGTCTTCTGGTAAATATTACTATAATAAAGCTAATATCTTTTTTCCAGAAATAAATACAGATGAGTTTAATGTATATATAAAGCAGGAAAATTATACAGAAACAAAGATCAAACATATGTATTGGCAGCCTACTGGCGGGACTGGAGTCCTTTCTAGGTTGGAATCCCAGTCTAGATTTGATCCTAGCTCATTAGTCTCTTTAGGGTTTTCTGATCTCCAATATGATTTGGACGATATTATCCCATCAATTTTGCGTCCTAATACGAATAAAGATTCATCTTCTATGGTCACAAAAAAAATACCTGTTACATTCAAGATAACTAATCAGGTTGATAGAGCTGTGATATCTTTTTCAAGGACGTCGCTACCAACTGCTAGGTACTTTTTTACAAACGCATTTACCGATTTTCAGACTCCTGCTATCCAACAGGAAAAAAGTTATACTACCGATACTGCAATTAGATGGTCATATGATTCTGTAGAAGCCGCTAAAATTGGTTTAGATTTTATCAATAAAAAAATTAGAGATGAAGCATGGAGTGTTAATAATTTCCAAGATTTGAAGATAGAACCAATAAAGTCAGACCTTAAACCAAAAACCATTCCAGCCAGTATCCTTTTAAAAAAGATGTTTGAGTACTACAACGCAAAAAGGGCATCAATATCTTTGAGATCAATAGAGTTCAATAATAATACATTTGGAGAAAAAGCCGAAATTATATCCAAGCCATTTATTTTTCCATACCAAATAAAAAATTTATCCATCTCTGCAGATACTTCCGAAATGTATACTGGGGCTAGTTCTAGTAAAAGTTATATAAAATACTATGTATCTTTAGATGATGGGAATAAGTGGATAAAAATTTCCCCAATTGAAAATCCATTTAACGGGATACCGGAAATACTTTCTTTGAACGAGAACGTTCAGGGGATTGGCCAATTAAGGGGAATAAAATACTTAAACTATCCAGAGATACCAGAAATAGTGACTAGTGTTAGGGTTAAAATAGAACTAGAAAAACCAAGGTATGAAAACATTTCTCCAATATTATATTCATATCAAATATCAGGGAGAGTGGAACAATCATGACCATAAGTAATATACAAAAAGAAAAATTCTTAAGCACCTTGTATAAGAATCTCTATGCAGCAGGAAATAAGCCCAAAGAATCTGAGATCTTAGATTTTTTTTCCAAATACTTTTCTAAATTTCAACCAGGACAACCTCTTCCAATAGACTCTCAAATTTTTAGGCAGGTTCAGTTTGGAGAAGTCGACCTACTTAATCAGAAAATGCTTTATTCTATATTTAATATAGAAACTTTATATGATTCTATGTTTGAAAATTCAGATCAAATGCTAGAGGTTGCTACGGCTTTAAATAAAAGACTTCAGAATTTAAGAGCCAAGAGAATTTTTCTTGAATCAAAAGTTGATGATCTGATTTTTGCTAATCAAAACTCAGACGGGTTTTACGCAGCATATTCTGAATTGTTTTCCAAGATAGATGGAACAGACTTAGGTTATACTACGGCATTCGTTGATATAATTAATGGAAAAGTTTCTCTTCCGACATTGAAATCATCTGTATTTGATATGGTATCTACTAATTCCATTACCTCAAATAGTCCAACTTACTCTCTAAGTTTTAACAAAACCCAAATAGATTTAAGTAAAACCTTTCCTGATGATTCTTTTTTCTCTGCGGTTTTTGATGGTTTAGAAAATACAGAATGGCAAACAATACGCTATTTTGACAAAATAGGTTTAGTGACTCTATCTATAAATCTACCGATAGCCAAGAATGTTATCCTGTCTAAGATAGAAGGGCGATTAAGTACAATATCGCCGACGGATGTTTACGTTAAGGTTAATTATGTAGATACAAATAAAAATAGTCAGGTTTATTCTAAGAAATCAACAAAAGATTTTGATAGGTTTTCATTTAGTTTTGAGCCAGGCAATATAGGCTCGATAGATTTGTTTATGGTAAAAACGGAACCAGATTTTATAGAACCGAATAGGGTTGATAAGAATGGTTACAGATTTGGTATTAGGGATATAGCAATAAGCGGTCAGTATTATGATAGATCCGCTACGTATGTCTCTATGCCAATCTCTGTCAGCTCCAAAGACAACCCATCGCTAGTTATAGATTCTGTCTCTTTAGATGTTGATTATTCCACAACTGGTGGTGGGTCGATAATTTATTATTTAGCAGAAGACAACCCATCTGCGCAAGTTCTCTCCGATTTTGCCTGGATACCCATCCTGCCTACCGGAAATTCTAATCTAGAATTAAATGAATTTTCAAATTCTATAAATTTTAATGGATCTACCTTAGCCTCAAAACAGATAAATGCTAATATAATCCCAAATTCTGGTCAAATAAAAAAGATTCCGCTAGCAACAAAAAGTTCTTCAAAAAATTTAAATGATCAGAATCCCTTATTGGACATGTATCCAGGTCAAAAAATTTATAGAATAGGTAAGATAGATAAACTAGACCAACCCATAAGGCCATATCTACTAGAGGGTGTTAATCTAGTTAACGGAAATTATATTAATTATATCGGTAGCATCTTTAACGAAAAAGATGAACTATTTACCTGGGCGAATATACTTAATGGTAAATCTAGTATAAGACAGTTTTTCACTATGCCGTCATATGAGTTGACAAATAGTTCTATCTTTTTTACTGGGCCAAATCTATCTAAGATAAGTGTGCTTTTAGATGTTAAGATTTATTGTCCTAACGATATAACCGTAAGAAATAATTTTATAAAAAATGATACGGTTTCGAAAACCTGGGACGTTGCGATATACCTCAATGGAAGATCATCTATTATACCGGTTGGAAAAAATTCAGAGATGATTCAATGGAATTTTAAGGCAGGGATAAATGTTATCAGAATAGCTATAGACATGCCGGAAAGTTCAAATGGTTCCATAACTCTTATGGACTCTAAATCCCTACTAGAATATGGGCTAGTTTATAACAAGTACTACAGTTATGTCGACCCTCTGGAATTCAAAAATAATAATTCATTAACTGATCTAGTCTTCACTCTGGAAAATTTTTTTGGTAATAAAGAAATATTTTGTAGGGATAATATTAGATCAAATTCAAGATTTTTTTACTATACCAATAACCCAGAACCTGTATCAAAGGTCAGATTTAGGGCTGATTTAGTGAGAGGGCAAAACCCTCTAGGCTCACCTTCAATTGATTCTTTTAAAATAAAATTTAAAAACTCAGAAAAGTTTTCTGATGCTTCAATAGACATACTATAGAGTTTACTATCTATCCCACAGGAGAAACAGATGCCGATAACCTATACTAACCCTTCCGCAGGAAAAATCTTAAAAGAACCACTTCTAAAAAAGGTCAGAGCCCTATATAGATCACCTAGAAAAAGCATAACCGAAAATCTCTATGCCCAGCAAATGTCTATCGACATCAATAGGGTATATCTAGCATTAGAAATACTCAATACGGCCATTGTTAATAAGGTTCAGATATTTTTTGCGAAAGGATCTGAGGATACCCATATCACTGGTGGATATGGTAAATTTAAAGAATATACCGATCTTCAGAATTATCGGAGCATATTATGATCTACAGCAAGATTCAATTTCATTCTATGACGAGATATCTCAACAGAACATAGTAAATCTGCCTACTATGGATTCCATTGGGGGCAGACTATCAATGCTATACTACAAGATCAATAAATTAGAAAAACAAAACTAAGAGAATTGGACACACAATGCCAGACTATATAAATACAGAAATTAAAACAGTTCAATATGACGGACCGGTTAGCAGTGCTAACTATAATCTAAGGGCTGAACAAAATTATAATGATCTTGTCCACTTATATAATAGATCTGGGGTTCTAGACCAAAAACTAAATGAAGCATTTGAGAGAGTGCTGAAAGATCATCTGTCTATCTCTATGGCTGTATCGGATCTGGAAGATAGAGTTAAGGCTATCGAGTATATGTCTAATTCGCTCTATAAGCAATTGTCTATATATAGTTATTCACAGATAGATATTGGTAGTTTTTCTGGGAATTCTGAGTTCGCATTTAATAGCACCGAGGTGCTTAGCTTTGACCATGTATACAATACGGTTTCTCTGCCAAAGGTGGATGGATCATCTTACTCTAAATTAAAATTTTTTAACACAACTTCTAAACAGGTTATACCAGATTTTTTAGAAACTAAAATTGAGAATAATTTTGTTAGCGCTGATACACCTGGTGTCCTAATAGATACAACCCCTATCTCGTATGCCTTTTTGGACAAACCTGATAAGTTTTGGAAAAGAAATGTTATAGTCGATAACCCATCTCCAGCTGGCGCACAAATGTATTTCTATGTTAAAATACCAAACATATACTCTGGATCCGATAGCTGTAACTTTATATCCTTAGTTCCATACCCACTTTTTAGTGTGGATATTCTCTCGATAGAATATACGAGTAGTCAAAAGCCAACATTAAGTAGTGCTGATAATTGGATTCCCTTAAACTCTAGTAGATTATATAACAATGAGACTGAAGCTATTGGCAGAGTAGCGCCCGGTGCTTGGTCGACGGTGGGATCAGATGCAATTCTGAATTGCGGGCCAATAGGTTTTTATTTTTCTCCAATTAATATAACTGCTATCAGAATAAATATGAGGCAAAGAAGCTACTTCTCCGAAAACGGTAAAACCGTTTATACATATGGCCTTTCTGACCTAGAGGTTAAGTCTCAAAAATTCTTAGATACCGGAAGAACGATATTTAAGTTTGAAGCCCCTAATGATACCTTGATCTTTAACGTAGAAGAAGTAATCCCTAAAATCTATAATATCCCAGTGGAATTAATCTCTACAGCTTTTAGTTATAGAATAATTTATAAGGGTAGTGGTATCTACACCCTTATAAATCCGGGTAACTCTACCGCCATTTGGATTGAAGTGACCTTAAACCAGCTTCATGACGGTACTGCGCCTGTACTTTCTGATTTAATAGTAAATTATACTTAATTTTAATAGTTGATAAAACCTTAACTCATTTTACTATATAGGCACAGTATTTTTTAAGGAGACTATAAATGACAACTTTTTACGTGGGCCCAAGGCCGGTATTAAAAGGTCGCACAACGGCAGGGATGGTTGGACCAAAAGGTGTAGTGGGGACATACTCCTATTATCCGAATTATAGTACAAGCTCTGTTCTCGATGGTGCCCCTGACAATCATCATGTCCCTGGTTCAGGACGTTATCCAGGAAATTTGTTTTTGTCACAAATATTCACTGGATCAGAACTATATATCCACCCACTCTCTGGAACATTCCAAAATGGAATAGGTCAGAGATTCTCTCCAGGACTTAACCGTTCGGTCGATTCTTCAAAGGCATTTACTGTTGGTTTCGGCCATGCTAAAAGAGTTACTGACTATAGCGTTTATAGTAATTATATATTTGATGGAGTAGCTTCTGCGGATGCAACTGCTAATGCGGGGCATGCAAAGCGCACAACTGCGTATAGCCTTTACAATAATGATATATTTGATGGAGTAGCTTCTGCAGTTGTAATGCCATCTGGTTACGGTCAAGCAAATACAACCTCCGAGTATGGTCGCAATAAAGTGGGGGAATACAACGGTGTAGCTTCAGCAAAGGCGCTCTAAATAATATACAACTAAATTACGGTAAGCATTACATAGCGCGATCCGAACTGGTATAATATCAGAACGGAAACCGACGCTCTCCATGAGAGATCAGAAGTTATCCCGCCCCTAAAAAGGCGGGATTACTTTTTCTAGGGATTCCTATATAGCTTTTTCAAGATTGATAGGAATTATATAATGTTTTTAGAGCAACTAAATAAGGTTATAGAGGAGGGGACTCTGCCAGTAGAGGTTGCGGAAAAATACTTGAACCTATATATAGGTGAAGCTAATTGGACAGCCCATATATCAAAGTTGTGGTTAAATTTAGAGAACAAAAATAAAAACGCTGAGATAAGTAGAGAGAATATTAAAAGAGCAATAGCCTGCGCCGTACTTTTGCCTACCCTTGAAAAAACAAATATCCCAGATCCAGTCCACTTAATATTATTTTGGTGCCCAACTTGGACTCAATATAAAGAGAGGGATTGGTTTTTGTTATTGTCTGACGTAATTAAAAAAGATTTAATGATACAAAAAAATCATAGCGAACTACTATCTCTTGGTATAATAGACCCTATAGATTATTCTCCCTTGACAAGACAGTCATTTAACTGGCTTTATGCACAATCGGAACAAAATGGAGACATAGGGAGTAACGGAGTTGTTGTATCTAAAAAAATGCAGAACCTAGTTAGGATATATGGAGGGGCAGTTATCTCTAATATATTTCAAAACCATAAACATATACTAGGAAAAATCCATAATTGGCGCAGTGGATACTTTTTCGAGAGGGAAATATATAATATATATTCTTTTGATCAAATAAAAAAAATAAAGAAAACTGAAATAGAAAAATTAAATCCAAAGTATGTAAAAACATTAATCTTAAATAATCAAGGATAAGGAGATTCCTAAGTGCTGGAAGAAATCGATAACAATAATCTCTCATTAGTTACGGCAATAACTAATAATAGTGGCATGTTTACCTTTAAACTAAGTGATGATTTCGTAAATTCATACAAAGGTAAGACGGTAGTGTTTGGATATAAAGATGCTGGTGGCAATTCTGTTGGTGAGATTACATTTCTCCGTACATATTCTAGGCTTAAAAAGGATGGAACTAAAGAGACTTGGGTTGGCGTCTGCGAAAGAGTCATTAATGGAATGTACTCAATTCAGAAAGACCACTGTAAGAGTCAGCGTCTTCCGTGGAACGACGCGCGTGCACAAGCAAGCGCGAAAGAAGCATTTGATCGTTTATTCAACCTCAAGTGGACACCTCCTGGTCGCGGTCTTTGGGTCATGGGTACGGATATAGTTAATGTCCAAAAAAATTCAGCTGCACTTCAAAATTGCGCCTTTGTTTCCACGCTAGAAATGAATAAATTTAACCCAGCTAAACCATTTGCCTTTCTGATGGAAGCATCAATGCTTGGTGTCGGCGTTGGATTTGATGATAAAGGTGCGGATAAAGATTTTATTATTTATGAACCAAAAGAAAAAGTTATAATAGCCATACCGGACACTCGTGAAGGTTGGGTAGAGTCTGTAGCAATGGTATTAAACTCATACCTAAAAGAGAACCAACCATCTTACGAATTTGACTATTCGCAAATCAGACCATTAGGCGCTCAAATTAAAACGTTCGGGGGAACAGCTTCTGGTCCAGAACCGTTGATAAAACTCCATGCACATATTCATAAACTGTTTTTAGGCAGAGCTGGAGAGAAGCTTACACGTATTGATATAGCCGATGTAGGTAATCTTATCGGAGTTTGTGTAGTATCCGGTAATGTTCGTCGTTCTGCGGAACTTTTAATTGGTCGTTTAGACGATAACAATTTTTTAGATCTAAAGAATAAAGATATTTTTCCAGAAAGAAACTCGTATGATCCTGTGGCACCAGGTTGGGGTTGGATGTCGAATAATTCAGTTGAGACGGTTGTAGGGTCAGACTTATCTGGGATTATTGACGGTATTGCCCTTAATGGTGAACCAGGTGTTATCTGGATGGATCTTGCTCGTAAATATGGCCGACTTGCTGACCCTCCTAATAATAAAGACTGGAGAGTGGCAGGCTTTAATCCCTGTGCTGAACAAAGTCTTGAAAGCTATGAGTGCTGCACGCTTGTAGAAACATATCTTAACCGCCACGATTCACTAGAAGACTATAAACGCACTCTTAAATTCGCCTACCTGTACGCTAAGACCGTCACGTTGCTTCCCACCCACTGGGAAGAGACTAATGCAATCATGCAAAGAAATAGGCGTATTGGGGCTTCTATGTCCGGTGTGGCTAATTTCGCAGACAGAGTAGGAATCCCAATATTAAAGGAGTGGATGGATCAAGGCTACAAAACTATACAGCGTTACGATAATATATATTCAGAATGGCTAGGTATAAGAGAGTCCGTTAAGATGACCACGATTAAACCAAGTGGGACTGTTTCTATACTTGCTGGTGAGTCACCTGGTGTTCATTGGACTCCAGGTGGGAAATATTTTAATCGTACGATTAGATTCTCCAATGATGATCCCATGTTACCACTTTTCAGAATGGCGAATTATAAGGTAGAACCCGCATCGGAATCGCCTGATACAACATCGGTTGTTTATTTTCCCATTAAGTCACAAGCAAGTCGTGCGGAAAAAGATGTAACAATCTTTGAAAAGATGTCACTTGCGGCCACAGCACAAAGGTATTGGTCTGACAATTCCGTATCTGTGACCATATCGTTTAACGCCGAAACAGAGTCTCAACATGTTGGAACGGTTTTACATATGTACGATGGTCAGCTTAAGACGGTATCTTTTCTGCCCAGCGGCAATGATACGTATCCCCAGATGCCATATACGCAAATAAGCGAAGAAGAATATATAGAGGCAACTAAAACTTTATTCGCGATTGATTTAACTGGAGTATATGCCGGTATGGCGGCTGATGCCATTGGTGAAAATTATTGCACTACAGACTCATGTGAGGTTAAGTTCGTGAAGGAAAATGCAAAGTAAAATGTCTAATGAAGAAAGTTTTGATAAAATATTTTCTGAAATAACATCTCCAGAAAATTTAGGAGTAATGTCTGAAGCTGCAAAAGCAATTTCATTAAGTTCTGCTAGAGATTATTCTTTGTTTATGGCCGAACTGATAACGGCTGTTCAGGAAATAAATTTAATTATTATTAATCTTATAGATCCAAGTGATGAACCATTTTCTATACCTGAAGAAATTATTTTAATGTTGGAAAGTATCTACTCAAAAGCAAAAGAGTTTAATAATTATATGATAAACTTAGATGAAGATGATCTTGGATATTTTTTTATAATAGATGAAGATGAGGGTGATGAGGATGAAGACAACGGAGACTGATCAGGATACGCTGAAAGTTTTAGACAAGGGATATGTAAGGTTAGTAGACATAATGGGTACTGATTTATCCGTAGTCAATGCAGCTAGAGCATCTTTCCACAAAGAGTCCCTAGAGCTCTCCACCGGAGATGCAAGACTTATAGATTTCTTAGCCAGAGAAAACCACATGTCACCATTCAGGCATGCCTTTATGACCTTTGAGATATATGCTCCGCTAATGGTTGCTCGTCAACATTGGAAATATGTTGTTGGATCAGACCATACTATGGATTCATGGAATGAATCATCTAGGCGTTACATAACAATAGAACCAGAATTTTATATTCCAGGAGCAGAAGAGTGGCGTTTGGCCCCAGAGGATAAGAAGCAGGGTTCTGCTGGTTTGGCCGGTCCGTGGATTGGCTCGATACTATCTAATGAGCTGAGAGATTTAGTGTCTAAATCTGAAGCTCTATATAAGATGGCACTTGATGAGGGTATAGCCCCAGAGCAGGCTCGATTATTTCTCCCCGCTTATGGCCTTTACGTTTCATATAGATGGTCCTGTAGCCTGCAATCCGTATCCCTATTCCTTAAACAAAGACTTGCAGAAGAATCTCAAGCAGAGATTCAAGCATATGCGGGAGCAATTTATGAGCTGGCAAAAGAAAAATTCCCAATATCCATAAGCAGACTGGTAGACAGCCAATGATTTTTACTGTTGGAATATGCACATTATTGGCACTTTTAATGTCTTGGTCTACTAGCCTGCAGATAACAGGTCAACTAACAGAAAACCTTGCAGTCAAAAAGATTTCCATTACCCTATCCATATTGATCAAGGTAATATTACTCTTATCACTGTATACTTTACTGAAATAAGGGAGCATAGTGGCGGCTTCAAAGTGTAATTATATACTAGTCTATCCAAATCATAGTCAAGTATATTCTTGCGCATCAAAAAAAACTGCGATAGATTCTTTGCCTCCAGAAGGATATACTATTGAGGATAAAAGAATACTTTTTGCAACATTCGAGCCAGATACAAATTCATTTTGTGTATACCCAGTATCGCCAGATGAATTAGAAGCAACAGAGACAAAGACTATTAGAAAAAAAAGAAATGACTAAAAAAATAAACCAAAGAAAAAAAATAACTATTAAATTAGAATCTGGTTATTCATATATGGTAGCAGATTCAACAATGTTAGCGAATATGTATATTGTATATACTGAGCTTTTTATAAATGTAAAGAAAACCGACAAATATAAAGAGCATTACGTGCAAATGTTAGATAAGATAACTAGCGCAATAGAAAATATTTATACAAAAGAGGATGAAAGTTATGAAGATTGGCAGTAAGGGCGCAGTATTCTATCTTTGTTTAGGAGTTGGATTCTATCTTGGATTAAAGCATTATGCACAGCGTATGATAAATGACGAACTTAACGACGAATTTGCAGAAAAATATCAAGAGGATAATTTCAAACCTAATAACGCTCTGATAGAATTCTTTGAATCAGATAAAATAATTGAAGCATATAGTAGATATGAGGAATACTTAGACTTAGGACTTAACAAGCAGGACGCTTTTAAGGCAGTAGTCGAAGATAAGAGAAATACATGATTGACCTATGCATCGTAAATTACAATACTAGGCCTCTTCTCCAAAGATTATTAGATTGTCTTCACGAAGACATAGTTGGTAACCCTAAATTTTGGAATCTTTATATAGCTGACAATGGTTCTACTGATGATACGGTTGAGTGGCTAAAGGATAACGATTACAAATATCAGATAGATAAAGTTTTCGTCAATGCGAATACAGGGTATTCACACGCTTGTAATACTCTAGCTGCTCTAGGTAGTAGCAATATAATAGGTTTGCTAAACGCAGATGTATGGCTTAACAATAAAGACGTAACAAGTATAAATAATATATTTAATAATAATTCCGATATACATATACTAGGTCCAAAACAAAGAGATGAATTTGGTTTGATAACGCATGCGGGGATAATTGGGACGAATACTGATCCAAGACATAGAGGATGGAATTACTCCGATCCAGAAGATACCATGTATAAAGATAGTATACAATGTATAACCGTATCTGGATCAGCATATTTTATTAAAAGAAGTGTGTGGAATGCATTAACTGACAACGTTAAATATAGAGAGATGTATCCTAATGCTATAGGGGCTTTTTTGCCCACTCCTCATTATTACGAAGAAACATGGTGCTCATATTTCGCTCGTCATTTGGGGTATAATGTTGTGTATGATGGTTCGGTATCGATTGGTCATACGTGGCATGCCTCTTCCCCTAAGCCCAACGAGGGATACAGTCATGCTGACGCACAGTTTCAATTAAGTCAATCAATATTTCGCAAAGCATGCGATTACATAGGAATAGAAAGAGATTAAAATGGCAGTTAACTTTAACCCATATCAGTACAAAGCAGAAGTTAAAAAAATAGTTGATGGAGATACATTCGATATTTTAATTGATCTTGGTTTTGATACCTATAGGTACGGTCGCGTTAGATTGTATGGGGTAAATACTCCAGAAAGTCGTACCAAAAATCTAGAAGAAAAAAAACAAGGATTAGCCGCAAAAGAATTTGTTAATCAATGGTTAATAGCTGCTGATAAGAAAGTAAATATAGAAACTATTCTAGACAAGAACGAAAAATATGGTAGGATACTTGCCAGGGTATACAATGGCACAGGTGCCTGTTTAAATACCGATATCGTAACGGCTGGTCTTGCTCATGAATATTTTGGTGTAGGCGATAAGACATGGACCAAATTTAAGAAAGATTAATAATGAAAAATCCATTTGCTGAAAGAATAAAGATAAAGTTAGTTTATAAAGACACGAAGAAAAAATTCTGCACGTGTAAATTAAGTAAGGAAGAATTTAATGTTATTTGCGAAGCTGCAAATGTAGGTGGTGAAACATTAGAAGAATTCCTTCAAAGTGTTATTGACGAGCTAGTGCAATTCTCTAGAGAAGAGCTGGCAACTGGTAATCTTTATAGGAAAAAGCCTCTAGAAAAAAGAAAAGCGCCAGAAATTCCTACTGAATCTGGTTGGAGATTCCCGGGAACTGACATTGATGTCATAAGCATTGCTCTTGGAATAACTGCAGTGATGGTAGCGATATTTGCAGTGGTGTTTATGCTAGCAGTGTCATGATTAGCAATAATATCACCACCACTATATGGGGATTATTATGCTATACTAATAGATCTAATAAAGCCACTTTTACAATGCCGTATCGCTTAGGCGATTGGAGTGGCGCGGCCATCTTATCAGGAGATGGTTGTCGGTCAGAGACAGTAATGTCTTCCTTAAGGGTGATTAGGCCCGTAGTGGAACAACTCTAGGGTGGACGCGCCCTAGAGCCATTATTCTTAGTGAGTTAATCGACAAAAAGGTTTTTAATGAGAGTAAAAGTATTTTTATCTGGAGCGATAGAAGAGGTTGGGGACTACGCATATGGGTGGAGAGAGACAGCGGTAAAATTATTAGATCAACGTGGTTTCCATGCAGTTAACCCAATGGATTTTTGTTTAGAAGAAACTGGTTGCGAACCGAAAGAAATTGTTAGTAAGAATACCTTTATGCAAGCGCGATGCGATATTGTTCTAGTCGAATACATGATTCCGAACAGAGCTTATATAGGCACTGACTATGAGATGACATTGGCTAACCATATCTATAATCAGCCAGTTATAACATTTGCCCATGAAAGCTATAGGCAAAGAAAATATCTAAATTATTTATCGACAAAAGTTGTTTCTTCACTAGAAGATGCTGTAGAATATATCTCTATTACATATTCACATAACAAGTAAAGGAAATCAAATGTCAGAAAATAAATTTAATTATTTTGAGGTAGTAAATACTTATATTGTTAAAGCAAAGAATAAGGATGAAGCAGAGAAGGTTGTCTTGGGACGAAAAGGTGTCAAGGGACAAATCCTATCTACTCAATCTGATATAGAGAGAATCTCGGCTGTTGAAGTACGAGAAATGCTAGAAGTTTAATATCTAGAAATATTCTATTCGTTAGGGCACCGGTGAAATAAGCCGGTGCCCTTTAACAAAGGCTTTGATATATGATTTATGCTCAAATGGTAGGCAGAAATGAAGAAGATAAATATCTTGAGGAAGTCCTAGATAGACTTTCTCAGCAGGTAGATAAAATAATTTTTACTGATGATTGCTCTGACGATAATACTAGCAAAATTGCTAAAAAATATTGCACAGTATATCAGACCCCAGAACCATTATTCATAAAACATGAAGGACAGTTAAGGGCATTTGCCTGGGGAAATCTTAGCCAACACGCAAAACTTGGTGATTGGGTCATAGCTATAGACTGTGACGAGAAACTTTATAATTCTAAAGATATATCTAGTCTAGATATATCGAGTGTACTTGCTATGTCCCCATATGATGTAGCAAATGTAAAATTTTACCATATGTGGAATGAGACTCAATGGCGAACAGACAAACTGTGGGCTCCAAATAATAGTTCTAGAATTTTTAGATTTAAGGACAATGGTGGCTTTGCTAATCGTAGACTAGCCTGTGGTTCTGAGCCTACATATGTTGTTGATTGGATAAGACAAAAAAACTATTGGGCAGAATCAGGCTTAGCCATGCAACACTTAGGTTATGTAAAAGATAAAGATAAAGAAAAAAAATATAAAAGATATTCCACGTTAGATGGTGGAGAATTCCATGCAATACAACATATTAATTCAATAATAGACAAAGACCCAGTTTTGATTAACTGGGGTCACTTCCTAGGTTAGGAAAAAAAATGAAAAAAGACATTAAGATTGCAACACAAGCACAAACTATTCAAATATTAACTAGCAAGATGTTAGCTAAAGAAAAGTTTGCCTATGTGAATTTCCCTAGATCAGCTCTTATAGCAATGGGTGGTTCAGACGTCAAGAAAACATCTAAAGAGTTTAGCGATTCCATAATTAAATCTTTTGCTATTAATGATGATAATTATATGAAAGCAATTCCAGCGGCTTTTGTAAATTCTAATGATCCAGAGAATGATTTAGACTATTCAGCTGTTGAAGATAGTCAAACGTATTATAACTCTACAACTCTTGAAAATTATTTCAACAATAATGAACTAGCTTTTAATTCGTTTGTTGATTTTTACATAAGACATACACCATATGTTATTGTTACCTTTCATGATCGAAAGGTGATCAGTAAGGTGCTAGGAGCACCAGTGGATATCATATATGTACAATATAATGACTATTATAATAAGATTGATGAAATAATCACCAAGCTTAAAACCTATAGCGATAGGGTAGATATGGTGATCCTCGATTGCCCATTATTATCTGCAGCTCTAGCAGAAAAGATTTGGGAAAGTTCAAATTTTTCTATTATAGATTTTGGAAAGGTGATTAGTTTTGCGAGAGCAAGGCTAAGCGTTAAGGCGGCTCAAGATGAAAAGGGAGTTTGAGGATAAGGAAAATGATCTATTCTTAATAGATTTGCTTTTTGATTCCGATCTAACCATAACTGAGATAGCTAAAGATCTTGATTACTCATACGCCCAACTTAACAAAAGAATAAATTCCCTAGGTTTATCCTGGATTAAATCTCAAAAAAGAAAAACATCTAGAGGGCAAGCTGCTCTTACGCAGGCTATGAAAAAACTGATTCCAAATCAAACAATCGTTAATGAGTACCATATAGGAGAGCGTCTTAGGTTAGATGTATATTGCGTAGCCTATAAATTAGCTGCGGAATTTCACGGTCGACAACACTTTTATTATACTGAGAGGTTTTTTGATTCTAAATATGATTTTGAACAAGCCCAGAAAAGAGACCTAAGAAAGATAGAGCTATGCAAGATAGCAGATATAAACCTAGTCGTATTCAGGTATAATGATGCTCTTGATGAACAAGCTGTCTATGATAGACTACTAGAAGCACTTAGGTCTAGTCCGCTTGTACCTGATATTGAGAAGAAAAACAAGACTAGTATTACACATAATAAATTTTATCAAGATAGAAAGAAAGAACATAACGATAGAAAAAAAGTAGCTTATCGTAAGGCTAAAAATAAAAGAGATAATCATGAGTGAACTCGACATTACTAAAACCACATACCCAATTGAATACCAAATTTTTGCTCTTTCCATAAGGGAAAAGGGTGCGATTAATTACTTCAAGGCTAACTTAGATCCGCAAATAGTTGGCCTTAACGAGAACAATCTTGGCATTCATGAATTTTATAATGCGATACTATCATACTCTGCATCCGTAGACATGGACTATGTAGATCCGGTAGCTTTCAGAAACTGGATGCAGCTAGAGAGTAATATATATGAATCTTTAAATGGCGACGAAGGGGTAAACGCTATTTTAGCGGTATTCCAAACGATGCAGTTGGCAAATCCAGAAGCAGTTACGCAAGTTCTTAAACACAAAGATAATAAGATACAGCAAAGAAATTCTTTAAAAGAATTAGAAATTATTATTAGCCAAAAGGGAATGAAGAGCGATGAAGACCTAGCTAGGATGTCTCTATTAACAGGTGAAATTAATGCGTTGGAAAATAGATTAAATTACAATCCATTAGATGATCTTGTCACGGCAAATCAAATAATAGAAAAAATAGATTCTCTTTTAGACGCTCCAGATTTTTTACCTACACAATTCAAATCCCTTAATAGGGCTATGGGCTACACTAATGAGGGCGGGTTTTTTAGAGGCGCAGTTCATGCTATAATAGCAGCTTCTGGAAAGGGGAAAAGCACGTTTGCAAAATGCTTAGTTAACCATTGGCTAGATTCAGGGTATAAGACATTATATATTAACTTCGAAGAGGCAAGGAATCACTGGGAAAGAATATTGATGACCCAAATAACTGGGAAAAATGTTTATGCAGAAGGGGATAAATGGTCAAAGGAAGATAAGGAAAAATATATAGGTATATTTACCGACAAGCTTAAGCAGTGGGGTGATAGATTAATGGTAAAGCATGACCCAGATACTCCATACTTTGAAGATCTGGAAAATTGGCTAAGAAATATCTTGTTAGAAGGCAATCACTTGCCAGATGTTATAGTGATAGACACCATACAATCTATGTTCACCAGGTCAAAGGGGAAAGCTAGGTGGGGTGAATTTGAAGAAATGATGGTACGTCTAGAAAAAATAGCCAGAGATATGAATTGTGTCTTAATTATTACGGCGCAAGAAAATTCAAACAGAATGAAAGAAAAAAGAGAAGTTGTAATGCAATCTGACACCGGTGGTTCATTGGCTATCCAGCAAAAATGTGCGGTTACAATATTCATTACAGAAAAAAAACTAGTTAGTGGTGACGATTCAGAGGATGAGAATGTAATGCAATTGCAAATCCCAAAAAATAGAATCACTGGTTCCACCTTTTCTTATGAACCTCCACTTGTGCGATATGTGGATTCAAGAAAAAGTTACGAAGAATACGATGCGGTAACGAACGCATCCTACGATGCCTCATCTATCCTAGATGATTTATTAAACAATGGAGATTTCAACTAATGAAACTTATTAATACAGATTCCATAAAAGACTTCCAAACATGTGCCCTATTGTATGACTACAGGCACCAGCAAAAAATGCCAGAGGCTATAGGTGGAAGAGATATCTTAATTGAAAGATTTGAAAATACGATAAAAGATATAATATATTATTTTTTTTATAAACAACAAGGAGGGTATACTCCATCTTATTCTTCACTTCTTAATAGATGGGAAAAACTTTGGTTTTCAGATGACATAACCTCATATGATATTCTTACCGAAAAGCATGAGAGTGCCTTCGGTAATTCCGCTAGTCTCACCACAAAAGCAGCCGCAGTGCTTTTATCATTTCATGAGAATTTTTTTAATAGAGATTATATCCCCATAGCAATAAATGATGATTATATTGTTCCGGTAACTAAATTGATAAAGCTTAAAGATAAATTCGATATCATCTTATCGAAGGATGATAAATACTTTGTAATCAAAATTGTCTTTAACTATAAGAGCAGCCATCAGAATATGCATCAGATAGACTTTGCTAGTATGTATAATGCATTTTGCATTAAACACGGTTCTAGAGTCGCTAATGCTTCTTTCGGTTACATAGATCTAACACTGCCTAAAATCCGTTTTACTGAATATGAAGTTACGAAAGAAGATCTTAATGCATTAATCTATTGGGCAGAAGAAATAAGTTCGACTAAAGTGTTTGCCCCTAGAAGAGGTCTTACCTGGTATTGTAAGAGATGCCCATTTGATAAACCTTGTTCAAAATGGTCTGGTTGGATACGTGAAAAACCAGAATAGATTTGGTATAATACTAGATAATATAATATCTAAAAAATTGTTTATTCTGTGCGGTTCGAAGAATACCGATCCAGCCAGTTATATTATCAATCTTATAAAAATAGAATACGAAAAGTATAAAAAGACTGAACTAAGATGGGATGATAATGACCAATAAAAGCATACTAGATGATCTTCTCGGGATAGATGTCCCATTTAAGCCGAACGAAGAAGAAGATAAAATACTATTACCCCTTTTAGATGAAATAAATTTAATAAATAATTTTCAAATAAAAATGTTTACAAGAGCAATTCTTCTGCAGGCAAAAATATTTTGGAAAATACCATCTAGTTTTTCTGGTAAACATCATCCTCCAGATGAGCACTCGAGTGGAGGAAACGTCTTACACACTAAGAGAGTTGTGAAAGCAGCAGAGATTATAGTTCAGTCATACTCATTAAATGATATCGAAAGAGATATGGTTTATTCGGCATGCTTGATCCACGATATCACCAAGGGTATAGACAATGTAGCATCTGTTGGCGAGTATCTATATGACCCTATGCATCCATATACTGTTGGGAAGTTTGTTACTAACTGCCAGGAAAATGATAAAAAATACTCTTCTGAGGCTAGTTCTTCGACACTTTTTCTCGATGAAGAAACCGTTCAATCTATATTGAGGCTAGTTAGATGCCATTTAGGTCCATGGTCACCAATACCAGAGACTTATCCAACTAGTTTTTTAGATATGATAGTGCACCTATCTGACAATATCGCATCAAAAGTCCATAAAATATTAGAAGTTAATCCTAAAGTTAGTGAGTAATCTTGGAACAGGATAAATTGCAAATTAGATCATTAATAATTAATTCTTTAGAATTTTTAATTAACGAATCTATATATTATAGGGTTAATAACAAAAATTTTTCAACAGATAAACGACTTATGGTATGGCAAATCGATTGCGGAGATGGTAGAGTTTTGATACCATGAGACTTCCATCTGACAAAACTAAATTTATTTCTCAATGGAAGTATGTAGAGGTAGGAAAATATATTAAGAACCTTGATAAGGTTATTAGGGAGAAGGATGGTGACAATCCAGTTTTCTACGATATCGGAGAAATAGATATTTACCGCAAGAAACAGGGGAACATAGGTTTGTACACCTCAGTCTGGCACTATAACAGCACTAATATAACAGAAGCTATTAGGTTAGGTTCTCTGTATTTTGACCTAGACAATGAAGGAGACATTGACCTATGCTACGCAGAGAGCTTAAGATTATATCAGCATCTTTCCCAATATATTCCAGAACAAGCTTTAACCGTATACTTCACGGGTAAAAAGGGGTTTCATATAGAATGTGAAGCTGTAGCACTGGGAATTAACCCATCTAATAATTTACCAAAAGTTTTCAGGTACATAGCCAGTGATCTTCAGTCTAGGTTAGGTATATCTTCTATGGATTTTAGTGTTTATGACACAAGAAGAATGTGGAGACTTCCTGGATCAGCCCACCAATCTACCGGATTATATAAAACACTTCTTCCAAAAAATATTTTTCATTCTAGTATAGATTTCATAAAAGAATACTCCAGTAAGATAAATGATTTCGCTATAGAAGAACAGTTCTTTGACTTTAAGTCTAACGAATGGTATAGGGGATATACCTATGAAATGGAAGAAGAAAAAAATAAACCAAAAGATATTCTCGATGCGTTTAATAAATATGGATCATCTAATTTAAAATCATTTGAAACAAATGAAAAAGTTTTTCAAAAAGAAGCGCTATGGTTAAAGTGTCCATCAATTAAGAGACTGAATGAACAAGCTATAAGTTCACATTTCCTTGAGCACGAGGCAAGATTGTTTCTATGTTCTATACTAACTTATAGCGAAGAGGCTATAAACTATTTGCATGAAATATTAAGTAATTGTGATGATTATATACCGAGTAAATCACAAGCGCATATTGATGATTGGATCAAGAGAAGAGAGATTGGTATTGGGGGGAGACCATATACTTGCGAAAGGGCTAATTCAGTAGGGGTTGGGTGCGGGCAGTGTTCATTAGAGAAAAAAAATAAATGGGTAAAAGTTGGGGATAGGTTTATTGAAACTCAGGAAAAATCATCTCCATCTCCAGTAAGATTCGCCTATACTGGTATCGACAGAAAGGATAAAAAATGAACGATGACGAAGAAGTTGTAGGTCTATGCAGCGAATGCAGTACGCAACAGACAGATAGACATATGTATAATAGCGCGCATGCACAAGCAGGTTCTTCTGCGGTATGCAAATATTGCAAGGGCGTGGTAGTAATATGTCGCAAAATTGATAGAGATAAAGTATTAAATGCAATCAATATCAAAAGAGGGATTAGGTGAAGAACTGGACTAACCTTCACAACCATACTGTTTTTTCAATGCTCGACGGGCATGGAAATATAGAAGAATATTTATTAAGAGCTAAAGCTCTTGGCATGTCAGGGCTTGCTACTACCGATCACGGTAACATACATTCTTGGTTAGATTTCTACGACGCTGGAAACGCCATAGGAGTAAAACCAATTCTTGGTTCTGAATTATATCAAGCTAGAAAAACAAGATTTGATAAAGATGGGGAAGAAAGATCTGGGCCCGCTAAAAATGAGTGGGAACAAAGAGGGCCATACCATATAACCATTTTGGCTAAAAATAATATTGGCTATAGTAATATTATTAAAATGTCTTCTAAGGCCTTTACCGAGGGGTATTATGTAAAGCCTAGAGTAGACCACGAATTAATCTCAGAGCACTCTGAGGGCATTATAGTCCTATCCGGGTGTCTTAACGGGGAAGTGGCACAAGCGTTGCTTAGAAATGACTACAGCACCGCTCTCGCCCATGCTGCAGCCATGCAGGCTATAGTCGGTAAGGAAAACTATTTTATAGAAATAATGGACCATGGTCTTGAGGAGCAGAAACGCGTTATACCCGATCTTATTAAAATAGCCAATCACATTGGGGCTAAGGTAGTCCCTAGTGGCGATTGTCACTATGTACATAAACACGATGCTAAAGCACATGACATAATGTTATGTATTTCAACTAACTCTAATATCCATACCCCAAATAGGTTTTCTTTTTCTGGAGATAATTTCTACCTGCAGTCGTATGAGGAAATGGAAAAAATATTTTCGAAAGAATTACTAGATAATACGATGCATGTAAATGATATGGTTGAATTGAATCTTAAGTTTGGCGAAATACATTTTCCAAATTTTCCAATTACGACCAACGAAAGCTCTACACAATATTTTGAAAGATTGGCGTGGGAAGGCCTTAGAAAAAGATATGGTGACTTATTACCATCCAATATCATAGAGAGAGCAAACCATGAAATAAAAGTGGTTAAGGAAATGGGATTTCCTGAATACTTTCTAGTTGTTTCTGATCTTGTCCGCTGGGCCAAAGATAATGATATAAGAGTTGGGTGGGGAAGAGGTTCGGCAGCAGGAAGCATCCTCTCTTATGCTTTTGGTATTACTAATTTGGATCCCATCAAATTTGGTCTTATGTTTGAAAGATTCTTAGTAGAGGGTAGAAAGTCAATGCCTGATATTGACTTGGACTTTGATGACAGACATAGGGATAGAGTTATCGAATATGCCAGGGCAAAATATGGTAATGATAAAGTAGCACACATATGTACCTTCAATAGAACTGGAGCAAGGCAGTCTATACGCGATGCAACAAGAGCTCTAGGGCACGATTTTGCCACTGGAGATAAGGTGGCAAGATTAATACCGCCACCAGTTCTAGGAGTTTCTAAAAATCTAAAAGAGTGCATGGAGGTACATGAGTTCGCAAATCTATATAAGGTTGATTCAGAGTCAAAAACTATAATCGATACAGCATTTGGGCTAGAGAATCTTGTTAGACAAACTGGAATCCACGCTGCTGGAATTGTAATATCAAAGAATCCACTTATCGAATACTTACCTATAATGCAGAAGGGGGCGGATAAACCTATAGTGACCCAATGGGATATGGGTAGAGTAGAACTTTGTGGTCTTCTAAAAATTGACTTCTTAGGCTTAAGAAATTTAGGAGTTATAGATATATGCGTAAAGTTGATAAAAGAACATCGTCATATTGATATAGAGATTGACGATATACCGCTCAATGATCCAAAAACTTATGAGATGCTATGCCAGGGTAAAGCAATGGGTGTTTTTCAGCTAGAATCTGCAGGCATGCGTGAGTTAATGGTTCGAATGCAACCATACAGTATCAACGATATTATGGCATTGATCTCCCTCTATCGACCTGGTCCTATGGGTTCTGGAATGGACAAAGAATATACTGACAGAAAGCATGGTAAGAGTATTATCTCTTATGAGCATCAGAAATTAGAAGATGTTCTTGGCCCTTCACTTGGTATAATGCTTTACCAGGAAGATGTCTTAGCTGTCTCTAGAGAATTAGCAGGATTTTCTTCTGGAGAAGCTGATGATCTAAGGAAAGCTATTGGCAAAAAGCAGATGGATAAAATTTCTCTATTTAGAAAAAAGTTTGTTGATGGATGCGTTTCGCATTCTTCTTTATCAGAGGATAAAGCTAACAAAATTTACTCTGATATTGAATATTTTGGTGGGTATGGCTTCAACAGAGCACATGCTGCTAGTTATGCGATGGTTAGCTATGTCACCGCTTATTTAAAGAGCAATTACACCGTTGAGTATATGACTGCGCTTATGTCTTCGGTCGTTGATAAAAAAGAAAAAATATCAGCATATCTTTCAGAATGCAGAAAATTAGAGATAGAAGTATTGCCTCCTTCTATAAACAAATCTGGAAAAGATTTTAATGTTTTGAATGAATCTCAAATTATTTTTGGCCTATCTGCTATTAATGGAATAGGTGATTCTATAGCTGAGTCTATAATATCCAGTAGAGATGAAGTCAACCCATACTCCTCTATATATGATTTCTTCAGGAGGTGTGACCCTTCTACTCTTAAGAAATCTACTTTAGAGCATCTTGCTTTTGCTGGGGCTTTAGACGAATTATTTATGCTAGAAGAGGAAATTGATCTAACCAGAAAACAGGAATTAGAACTTTTGGAAAAAGAAAAAACAGAGTTAGGGATATACGTTTCCAAGCATCCCATCGAAGGTATGTGGAACGTTATAGCACCTAGCGTAACTGGCGAAATGGTTGACATTTTAGAAATGGGTAATGGCGCTATCGTTAAAGTCGGCGGTATTCTGACATCAGTTAAGAGATTGATAACGAAAAAGGGACAGAAAATGTTTCGACTTTTATTAGAAGATCTTTCTGGTGAAATAGAAGTTGTTATTTTCCCTAGGGAATCTAAATCTATAAGTGATACCTTTTTTAGTGAGGGCGATATTGTCTTAATATCTGGTTCCATTAGTAGGGAAAATGACGAAGATGCCTCGATAGTTAAGTTGCTTTACAATAGTTCAGAAAAAATAGATACATCTAAAGCAATCGGGAGTAAATCAATCATAATTTCCTTGGAGAAAGTTCCTACTTTAGAGATGATAAAGGGGATTTATGATATAATTGAAAACATAAATGGACCATCATATGTATATCTAGATTATATAGAATCAAATAAAAAGGTTACATTTAAATTTAATAAATCTACATCTTTAAAAATAGAAAAAAAATTATACAGTTATATCGACATACGGAGTTAAGAATGACATTACCAGGAACATATAAGAACCCAACAGAAAAACCATGCTGGACATTTTGCCCATCATGCAATAGATGTCAGGATAAAGGCAGATATACAAAGTGCAATGGATGCAGTGGTAGATATGACCCCTTAGGTAAAACCGATCCGGATCCTCGTGATTTCTGCGATTGCAAGAATGGAAATCTACGTTGGGTCACCCAGGCGGGAAGATTCATCCTTACTAAATTTAAGACTAACCCATTCAAGGGAACCGTTAAATATGATAAGAAATCAGAAGATGAACGAGATTGGGATTCCTACGTATCTGATATGCGTAATAAAATGGATGACCCAAAGTTCAATCCAATCACAATATACGAGGAGTAATAACAATGAACAGAAAAGAAATTGGAAGACTATCAGTTGGAGACATCGCTCTTATAGAATACGATAATTTTGATGAACCATATTTTTATATTCAGGCTGGGATTACTGGCTTTTATGTCACCCCAGATGACTTAACTGATTTGCATGGCATCCTGAACTACTATTTCAATATAGAAACCATTAGTAATGTAGTCTTATCTTTAACGGATGGTGGTGACGACAATGATTCCTTGGATTCATAATGAATATGATGAAATGGAAATGGGCACTACTGGCTGGGCGCCATTAGGCAAGGGAAGATATAGGAATATCTACAATAATCATACATTAGACGAACTAGGCAATGAGTACGACGAGAATAATAATTTAATATTTGAGAATATAGATCCATATGGAGACGAGAATCAATAAATGAAACTATTAATTAGAAGGCTAGAAGACGTAGGAGAATTTGAGAAACTAGCTTTAACGGATTTTTCGTACTCTAGGATAGACACATACAACTCATGCCCTGCTAAATATTTCTATACGTATATACAAAAAGAGCCAAGAATTTTTGGTGAAGCAGCTGTTCTTGGTAATATTGTACACTCTGTTCTCGAAGAGAATGTAAGTTCTGTGGAGAACTTAGACTATGATAAGCTTCAGGAAAGCTATAGCGAGCAAAGAGTATCTCATGATCCTGAGAACAAAATAAAAGATGAGCTTATTGTGGCAGGTAAGGGTATCATAGATGAGTTTTATGATCTCTTTGACTCCATCACATTTGATGTCCTGCACAAAGAATATCCTTTTAAATTTGTATTAGGCAGTTATTTGATTGTTGGCTACATAGATAGAATAGATTCTTTTGGGCCAAATGCAATTAAAATTATCGATTATAAAACTGGCAAGTGGGAAGTCCCCCTCAAGGGTATCCACAATAATCTACAACTAGGTATATATGCCGTAGCGATGGATATTTTATACCCGGATAAAGATATCCATGCGGAATTGTATTATCTGAGATCGGGGAAACATAAGGGGCATTTCTTCACGAAGGAAGATATAGAGAATGTAAAAATTAATTTACTAACAACTATGGATAATATCATTAATGATAAATCTTATCACCCTACAAGTAATGTATGGGCATGCAACATCTGCGATCACGCTAAATCCGGAGCATGTAATACTGGTGTATTTAGGATGAAGAAACTAGCTAGAGCCTAACAGGGGTATAGAAAAGCCGGAGGTTTCCCTCCGGCTTCTACTAGATTAATATTAAAGTGCTGACACTGGATTGAGGGCAGCATCTTCGACTAGATCAAAGTTACCAAAAGCAGAAACTGCCTCTGATGCTGCTTCATTCGAATAGCCTAATCTTGAGACAAGATCGCTGATTATATCCTCATTAATTTCGATAAGCGTGCTATCGATGACTGTATTTAATGTATCCATTTGGTTACTCTTCTTCCTTTATTAGGTGACCCTAAAGTCTTTTTTTGTTTTTTTATGTTTTATAAATTATAATAGAGTAGGTTAGGTTACGAGACAAAGGATACCATGAATAGCATCAAGATTGTCAGTCCAGAAGAATATTTTTTGGGAATTTCTTCGTTAAAGAAACACCCAGATTTTAAAAAACTTAAATTAGTATCAGTAGTACCTGATCTTACGGAAATAGAAAAAGGGAAAAGGGGAAATGCATATCGCCACACCAAAACTGGGTTCAGAGAAGATTTAGGTTTGACGCTGAGATCTAATTGGGAAGCAAATTTTGCTAGAATACTTAACGCATACAAAATCAAGTTCGAGTTTGAACCTACGGTTTTTTCTTTCCCGATTAAGAGACGGGACCAAAGGTTATACTCCAGATTTCTTTATGAAAAAGAATTCAAGTTGGGTTGAGATTAAAGGTTACCTAGATGCAAAAAGCATGACAAAAATTAAAAGATTTAAAAGATATTACGAATCAGAATTTAATACACTTACGTTTATTATTAGTAAGTATTCAACAGAGGGAAAATTATTTGCAGAAACAATAGGCATACCGCAAATAATTTTTTACGAAGATATAAGATCTTTTTATTCTGATAAAATATCTATTTGGGAAGGTAAGTAAATTATGGCGGCCTACAAAGAGCAGTACTATGATTTGGCCGAAGACGAGATACAGGATCTGATCTCTAAGGCTAAAACGGGTAATGAAACAGCGCAAAAAGAATTATTAAAAGTATTTAATAACTTCTTAACCAAATACACCACGATGTTATTCCATGGTAAGTATAACTTAAATGATTATGACATTAGAAGGTTCACTTCTTTGTTTGTCAAAGACTCCTTTGTCAGATTTGCTTTAATGAAAAACAAACTTAATCAAGCTGGTTACAAGCATGTGAACGAAGTTCTTCGACGGTATAGTCTATATGGCAAAAAGATATGGCGATGAAGAGGATGTAAGACAAACTGTAGATATGACTTTCTTCCAATGTATATCGAGATATCAGAGAAGGGATTCCGAAAAGGGTCCAATACCATTTAGTCGGATTCTTGTATAGTTATTTTTTTTATTTACTTAAGAAAAATGTAGATGTATTTTTAATAGATCAATTAGGAAGAAAAAGTTTTCCATTATTAGATGATGAAGCTAATGATAATGGTGATAGTTCAGAAAAGCAGGTTGGTTTTAAAGCACCTCCTGAAGAAAGAGAAATGAGTGATTTTCTTATAACGGAAGACATTAATGAATTTTGGGTTCTGGGACAAACATGTGCAGAACCATTTAGTCTTTTGTCGGTACAAGAAAGACAACTTTTGAAATGGCGCTATATAGATAATCTAAGATCAAGTGATATAAGTAAAAAGATTAGCGAACATCCGAATACGGTGAGAGAGCACCTAAGTAATACGAGAGAAAAAGTTAAGAAAATTATCAACGGAGTTTTAATAGCAGAAATAAAAGAGAACAATAGATGAATGTAGCCTTCATATGGTAATATGTATGCAAGTAATCAACGCCGGAACAGGTGGAACATGAACTCGCACGCAATGCAAAAAATGAATGAACTCTTAATACAATTTATTGGTCCTCAAATAGAAGAAATAATTTCAGTTTATGCTACTGGCAAAAAGGATTCTGAATATTTTATAACTATTCCAGAAGTAGATACACTCGATCTAGGCCTACATGAGATGGCTTCATTGGTTGCTAGATCATCTAACGTGTATGGTAGGGTAGCGAGATTAGCTGGGATGGCGAGAGCTCAATATAAAATTTTAGAAGGAAGCTATAAGAAAGTGTATAAGGCTAATAGGGTAGGTAAGAATGAGGCTGAGCGCGAAGTAAATGCATTAGGTGCGGCGGAAAACGAATATACTGCACTAATAACCGCTGAAGCTATAGTTAACTTAGCTGAGTCAATGGAGATTGCGGCGCGCGTTGCTTCGGAATCATCTAGAAAATTGATAGATAAGATACAGTCAATGCAGGTTGCTTCTTCGAGAGAAGACAAGGGTTATTATACCGACAAAGATTTTAAAACTTACTAATATTTAAGGAAGAATAATGTACATTGCACAATATAAATCCGTTAATTCATCAAATGAATTTTATGCTAAAACGAGAAATACTTTAGATTATCCTACGCAAGTAATATATATGAAAGAAAGGTATTCTCTTTTCTGTACATACATTGTGGCTAGCCCAACCCAGGAAAAAAATATAACAAAAAGGCTTACCGACATAGGGATTAAATTTGGTATAGATGTAGACGGCGATTAAATAACAATGTTAATCGAAGTTTTTTGTGATGGAGCATCTAGGGGGCAGGGTCAAAAGAGAATTGGTGAAGCATCGTGTTCTGCTATCGTCTACAAAAACAAAAAAAAAATAGCTCAATTTGCTAGAGGTCTTGGGCCAAGGACTAATAACGAAGCAGAATATGAAGCTGTTATTTCTCGGTCTTTTGATTTGTTCGATGGCAGAATTATCTAACCCTATAATTTATACCGATTCAGCTGTTGTTGCGAATCATATTAGCGGTAAATGGAAATGCAGACATCACTCACTACTCCCGCTATTGATGACCGTTGAAGATATCAGAGATGAATTTAATTTTAAAGTTGTCCAAGTTGACAGAAGTTTTGTTTGGGAACCAGACGCTTTGTGCAATGAATTTTTAGATAAATTAGAAGAAAGAAAAAGTAAATCCACCAAGCCTATGATATAATTGAGAAATGATAAAAAAATATTCAAGAGAACAACCAATAATGCTTGGTTTAGCGGGACGCGCTGGAAGTGGGAAAACTTCAGTAGCTGAAGTCCTATGTCCAAAAGGTTCCATCCAGACAAATTCATCTGGGATAATTTGGGAGCATATTTTTTATGCTCTTCCGCTATATGAATTAGCCTCTATCAAAAAAAATATCATGGGGATGAATGAGGAGTCTAGAAAATTATTTGCTATTCATGAAGTTCTATTTGAGATATATGGTAAATCTTCACTTGGTCATATTCCGAATTATCATATCTTTGTAGAAAAGATCCAGCAAATATATGATTTGCCTATAGAACCAGAGGGGATCAAACCTAGAACTTTTTTGCAGACAGCCGGAGATATTTGCAGAGAGGGATACTCGGATTGTTTCTGTCATTGGGCAATAGTAAAAAGTTCTGAACTTTATAAAAATGCTATCAAAGATCACTCCGATGATGATACACCCGTATGTATAATAATTTCCGATGTTAGATTTTTAAATGAAGCGGAGTCAATATTAAAACAACCGAATGGCATAGTCATAAACTTCGATGCCTCTGATCAAACGTTAAAGGATAGAATATTTAAGAGAGATGGAGTGCATATGACTGACGAACAGTTAAATCATTCATCGGAAACCCATAATTTTTACATACGAGAAAATGCCACTTATACAATTAATACAGATTCTTTGAGTATAGAGCAACAAACTCAGGCAACATTAGATATAATGAAGAACCACATAAAATAATAGGAGTAGAATGCCAAAGATACCGGAAAGTCTCGTTGAGGAATCTGTAAATCCAGTTATAGACACAATCATATCTAACCACCAGAAGTTAACAGTGACAACTGAACCAATTATTACTATTGCTGTTGGTAGGAAGATTAATATTGGGAACTTTGAAAATGTAGATGTGATGGTATGCTTGACGGTACCGTTATCTGGAGTTGATCCATCGGATAGTGAGCGTCTTTCTGATGCTGTTAAAAAGGCAGCTGCAGAGGCTTTCTCTTTGGCATCTAGAGAAACTGGAGAAAGATACCAGCTTATTAAAGATTCCCAACAAAAGGGATAATTTGCATTTCTAGATTAAAAGTAGTACTATATCCATATAAACTTACAAAACAATGAGGTCAAAATGAGCAAATACATTAATAAAATTAAAAATATATTTTCCCCTAAGGCACAAGAACTTGCCATCTTAGCAGCAAAGGCTGCTGCCGATGACGCAGTACTAGCTCTTGAGAAGATAGTTGTTAAGAAGAAGGCAGCTGTTAAGAAAGCGCCTGCTAAGAAGGTACCTGCTAAGAAAGCTAAGTAATCTTAATGTCTTTAGCTAAATTTAGAAAAGTTAGTAAGGGCCCTATCCCTATTAAGCCGGTTGATCCAAAGGATACTAAAGATGAAAAAAAGAAATGAGTTTAGTCTTTCTACATGGTATTGGGATACTTGGTTCAGATTCTATGAATGGCTAGACTCTTTTGAAAAAAAAACAGACTCTAAGTAATGGTTTTTAAAAGTAAGATCTATATTAGCGGTCCACGTATGGGGACCAATAATACAGCCAATGGTATAGAGCTGAAGAAGCAGCCGAAGTCAAAGACTGATATTAAAAATAAAAGGAGTAACAATGACAAAAAATAATTCTGGCAAGAAGGGTAAGCCTAAAACTGTTTTTATGAAGGCCACTCCCATGATGGCTGGTCATATGATGACAGGGGACCCCAAGGTTGATGCCGCTAAGCATCGTGCGATGAAAGCCAAGAAGAAGAAATAAAAAACAAAATAAACAAACCAAAAGGAGTAATAATTATGGCAGTGTATAAGAAACCAGCAGCAAAAAAGCCAGCAGCAGGGGGCAAAAAGCCTCTACCACCGTTTATTCAAGCAGCTATTGACAAAAAAAATAAGAAAAATAAGTAGATAGTTTTAAGTTTTTAACTTACTATAATCTTTAATCCCAATTCCCAAAAGGGGTAATCAAAACATGTCAAAAGTTGCGTGGAATTATATTGTCCCTGTAAAATTACCATCCGATCTGAACGGAGTGACCCCTGGTAAACTATCAAAGACCTTGCTCAAGCCTGCACTCGGAGGAGGAAAACTCCACTGGCTCGCCTGCGCTGCATGGAACGCTATGGTCCTAAAGGCGAAGGCTGACGGAATTGTCCTCAAACCAACATCATCCGGAGACGCATATAGAAGTTACGACATACAAAAAGCGGGATTTCTAAAGCGTTACCAGTTGGCATTAATTGCAGGAACCAGCACTAAATCATTTGAGGGAAAGACTTGGTACCTCAAAAAAGGTATGGCGATGCTTGCTACGCCGGGGAAGAGCCAGCACAATCTTGGCTTAGCAGTTGATGTCCATTCTGCATCTGAAGCGAAAAGATTAAATTGGCTTATTGCCAATGTGAAGACTTTCGGTTTTTCTTGGGAAGTTGTTCCGTCTGAACCTTGGCACATAAGGTACGTAAACGGCGACAATCCCCCTGTGG